TCACGGAGTGACGTCCTTCGTGTGCTGGGCGGTGGGGGTCGGGATGGCGGGCGCCTGCGCCGGGGAGGCGAGGACCAGGACGAGAACGAAGGCGAGGGTGACGGCTGCGACTGCGAAAAAGGCCCGCTGTCGCACTATCACACTCGAAGCTGATCGGATCGCGCTCACGCTGCGATGGCCCCCTCGTACGAGCGGCGAGACATGCTCGTCATGTGCCAGGTGCTGAAGTCGCACTCGTAGACACGGCACTCGACCTTCAGCCCGCGCCGCGTGCCTCGGACGTCAGCCCGGCGGGTCCGCTTCGTCTGCGCCCGGCCCATGGCCTTCTCGGCGTCATCTCGGGTGTCGAACCCGCGCTTCTGGCCGCAGTTGCAGGGCGTCCAGTCGACGGTCTTGAAGCTCATCTCGATCATGCTCCTTACTTCTTGCTCTTGGTCTTCGGCGCGTCCTTCACGAACTTGTCGCAGGGGCATCCGTCGAGGTGGCACTGGCCCCGGCTCGCGCCGACCGAGGAGTGCATGAACGGAGGGTGGCCGCACCGCGGGTTGTAGCAGTAGCCGGGCCAGCCGGCCTTTCCGTCGTGGTTGGCGAGGGCGATACCCGAGGAGGTCAGGGGGACCACTCGCCCCGTACCGCCGAAGCTCATCTTCTTGGCGAAGGCTTCCGCTTCGGCGGTGGAACCGAAGGGCCCGTAGTTCAGGCCCTTCGATCCGTCCGCCCATCGGTGCGTGAGGACCCAGAGGTCACGCATCTGGAGGATCGCCCCCATCTCCTTCAGCAGGGCCTTAGCGATCTGCTCGGGAGTCTCGAAGCTCTCGTCCAACAGGATGTCGACGACCGCCTGGTACTCATGCTTCCGAGGAGTGATCCTCATGCAGTGCACTCCGGACAGGAGTGGCGCGGCTTGGTCGGGTGGCTGGGGCAGACCACCGTCACCTCATACGTGTGACCCTCGCCCTCGGGGTCCTCGCGCATCTCCTGCGCGATCCCCTCCCCGATCCGCCGGCCGGGCTCGCCGTACAGCCGGTCATAAAAGCACTCGCCATCCTCGAAGACGCCGTACTCGACGTCGCCCCCGCTCACTGCTGGTCCAGCTCAGGAAAGGCGTTGCCGACCTGCTCTATCGCCCAGTCCCACATCGTCTCGGTCTCGGCCTCGGTGAGGTGGTCCGACCAGCCCTCCAAGAAGTCCTCACCCCTCTCGTGCAGCATCTTCTTCACCGTGGCGAGCACCTTCGTCCTGCTCAGGCCCGACAGAGGGCCGTCCTCGAAGATGTCGTGGTCGCGGTGAGCGCAGGCGAGTGCCGTAGCCATCTCCGCCCGTCCCACCCGGTGCGTCACCCGCAGATCGAACCGATACAGCCCGTCTCTGCTCAACGTGGCCTTCACTGCACCCTCTTTTCTGAACGTCTATCACACCTAGACCGGCAGAAGCGCGGTCAGCTTGCCGAGCAGCTCCACCAGGTCTTCGCGACCCTGGTGTCCGAAGTTGTCCACGGTCTCGTCGTAGGCTGGAAGGTTGCCGTCTTCCACCTCGCCGTCCTCGTCCTGGAAGGACCCGATGATCCGCTCACGCTCCGCCTCGCGGGCCCGGTATACGTCAAGCAGGATCTGGACATCGTCGACGGTGATCACTTGCTCGTCTCCTTCTGGGTCAGTTCTTCGAGGGCGCTTAGCAGGTTGCAGAGGTTCTCTTCGGCGAAGAGGGCGTTGTCGAAGCGGGCCTCGTCGTACCGGGGGAGGTCCGCAGCGTGCACGTCGCCGTCCTCGTTGCGGAACCTGTCGAGGTGCTCCGACCTCTCGGTCTCCAGCGCTCGGTACTCGTCGATCAGGGCTCGGATGCCCTCGGGCAGGCTGGTCACGGCTTCGTTCCTCTCGATGACTCGCGCTCCGTAGCGGCGAGTGTTGACGTAGGTCCAGGTGTTCCATGTGGTACCGGTCGGCTTGGCGGCGGCGTCGGTCCAGTTGCCGGCCGTGTCTTTCCGGCGGACGCTGCCCCGCTTGTCCAGGATCTCGATGATCGATCCGGCGGGGAGGGTGTCGAGGTCTGCAATCCTCTTAACTTTAGTCACTCTATCACGCAAGCGGCGGTGTGATAGCGATCAGCCAGTGCGGTGACCCCCACCAGCCGGTCCCGCAGGTCTTCCAGTGCACCGTCGTTGATCAGCGTGGCATCGAAATTCCAGTTCCGGAGGCCGATCTCCGAGACGTACGGAAGGCCGTGCTGATCCTTCGCGGGCCCGACTCCAGGGCGGTCGATCCAGATGACCACACCACCGCGGCTTTGGATGGCGCGCGCCTCGTTGGGGAAACGGACATCACTCACGACCAGGGCCTCACGCTCGGGCTCGTAGTCGTTGAAGAGGGCGTTCACCCAGACGTCCTCGCCCAGCGTCACGCGGCCGGCGTCGGACCCGGTGGTGTGCAGCAGGCGCCGCACCTCGGGGAACTTCTCCTTCGCTCCCTCCCACCCGTACGCGGCTATCAGGTTCACCAGGCGGTAGGGCGGGGTGTCGGGGTAAGCCGGGACGAGGGGGTTCTGGCGGATCAGGAAGTCCTTCAGCCGGTCGGCGAACGCGTCCCGCCTCCAGCCTCCCTCGACGAGGGCCTGGGCCGCCGAGTCCTTGCCGGACCGCGCGAAGCCAGCGAGTCCCACCAGTAGTGCATCAGTCATCCGTCACACACCTGCCAGTTCTTCAAGCTCGATGGGGGACAGGTCCACGTACGGCTCGCCGTCAAGGAACGTCACCTGAAGGTGGGAGATCCGGACACAGAGCCTTTCTCCACAGGTTGGGGAAACTCGCGTACCCTTCGGCAGTTCGCCGAACGCTATGAGCCAGGCGACTCGGCCGGCGGTCTGGTTGTAGCCGTCATAGCTGAGCTGACCCAGGCCGCTGCTCTTGCAGATGCCACCGGTCCAGAGCCAGTGATCGTTGGTCCGGCTCACCCCCGACCAGAACCTCTCTTCGTCGGTCGAGCCCTCCAGGAACCTCGGGGCGGCGATCTCGGCCACCCGGACGTACTCCCGGATCGGGATGTCCCTTCCGACGTGACCCCATCGGGCGATGCGGGTCTTGTGCGCCAGGCACAGCCCGAGCTTGGTCCGGGCATCGTTCGTGCACTGCACGCCCTGGCTGCTGGTCACGTAGCACTTCACTGTTGCGGTCCTCTCACTACTCAACTGGTGGGGGCGGAGCTGAGCGGGTGCCAGGGACTCGAACGCCTGGTGTCTGCCGGTCACCCTTGTCGCACTATCACATTGTGATCAAGAAGTCTCGCGGAACCCGTCGAAGCACTGGATGTACGAGGTGTCGCCGACCTTGGCCCAGCACAGCCGGTGTCCGCCGACCTCGCCCCAGTAGTCCCAGCCGGCCGCCTTCTTGGCGCGGGCGAATTTCGTGCGGGCGGCCTCGTTGTTCAGCTTCGGGTTGAGGTAGACCACCTGTCCCTTGGCGGTCACGTAGTAGGAGTGGCCCTTGCCGTTGCCGCGCTTCGCCGCGTCCCAGTAGCAGTTGACCGAGTTGCTGTCGTCGTCCTTGCAAGCCTTGGTCGGGAGCTTCGGAAGACGGGCCGCGGTGGAGTCCAGGACGAACCTGGACGGCTCCGTCGTCGTGATGGAGCGCGAGGGCTTCGGAGAGTCGACCAGGGCGCTTGCGAGGGGGGCGATGGCGAGGGAGGAGGCAGCGGCGATGATGACGGCGATCTTCATGGTTCTGTCCTTCGGGGGACTCAGGCGGGGAGCTTGACGGAGCCGGTGCGCGGCGGCTGCCAGCGCGGCGGCAACTTGTACTGGTAGGCAGTCAGGACGGGCACCTCATGCGGTTCCGCAACTCCGTTATCGACTGCCGTGCGGTAGACCTCGGCGAACTGAGCGACTGCCCGCTTGACGATCTCGCTGTAGGTCATGCCTGTAGGGGCGAGGGTCTCGATGGCTCGGGCCAGGTCGGCGTCGACTCGGGCGGCGAGCTGCTTCGGTGCGGTCACAGCCAGTCCACCTCAAGCACGAGCGGGGTGATGTCGCCGCTCTCCTCGTCGATCATGCCCCGGTCGATCAGGGCCTTGGCCGTACGCCCCCAGTGGCCTTGCAGCTTCCAGGCCATACCGCTCTTGATCAGGTCCGAGAACAGGTCCAGCGAGTCGTCGCTGTCCAGCTCGCCAGCCTCGTAGCTCATCATGTCGACGACCAGGCTTCCCATGGCACCCATGTCTGCTTCCTTGCGTATCGTTGGTGGGGCGGGACGGGGCCGACTTCACTTCGGCCCCGCCCCGTACTGCGGTGTCGGGTCAGACGTTCAGGTCGTCGATGCGCTTCTGCCAGTCACGCGCTTCGCGGTCCGCGCTGGTCGCCTCCTGGCGCAGCCTCTTCGCCTCGGACTGCTTGTTGTCCCGGTGCTGCTCGAAGAGAAGCCGATAGCTCTCGCGGGCCCAGTCCGGGTGGTCCTTCTCAAAGCGGTCCAGGACCTCAAATTCGATCTCCCGTATCGATTCGTACGCCTTCGTCTCGTACGAGATGCCCTGCCCCTGCTCGTTGCGGGTGCGGCCCCCGTACGTGGATTCCCGCTCCCAGGTCTGAGGCTGACCGAGGTAGCCGTCCGCTCCGAGGCGGATCACGGTGTGTTCGGCGGCGTACTTCCGTCCACGCACCTTCACGAAGCCGTGGCTCACTCGGCCTTCGAATTCGGGGTCGGTGGCCAACTTGACGCGGGCCCGGAGTTCCTCGACCCACTCCGTCTTCCAACCGGTGTAGGTGCTGTTCATCTTCCGCTTGGCCGCCAAGATCTTGACGTGGAACTGCCCTTCCGCGATCTCGTACTCGTAGATCTTGGGCTGGTCGTCGGTCACGGTTCTCTCTTCTCTGCGGGTGGTGGTTGCTGCCTTGCCTGTCGTCACACTATCACGTAGAACGACTAACACACTCGGGTCAGCCGAAGCGGACCTCTCCGAAGATGGCCACCTGGACGATGACGTCCGCCGTGCCCGCGTCGATGTGCGCGGCGTCGATGCCTTCCCGGTCCCGCTCAAGCCAGGACTGCACGATGTAGCCGTGGTACTCGCGGTTCACCAGCTCCTGGTTCAGGTCGAGGAGCCGGGCGTACGCCCCGCGTATGTCGTCCTTGCTCAGGTAGTGGACTTCACGGTCAGCCTCGAACCCTTCGGCACCATCGACGATCGTGTACTCCTTGTCGGAGGGCAGGCCGGCAAACTCCGCGGGGGTCGGTTCGTCAGCCCAGTACGTGATCCCTCCTTGCGAGGCGATGTCGACGATGGACTGGACGTTGTCGTCCGTCAGGGCTTCGGCCACGCGGTCAGCAAGAAGAGGGGTCACGCTGTTGCTCCGTAGCGTGCGGCGATGACGGCCCGGTGAGTCCGGGACGACGCGATCAGTTCGGGGAAGATGTTCACCAGGTTCGGCGCGCTGATCAGGTTGTTGACCAACCGAGCCAGGACCAGGTCGCCAGGGCAGCAGCCATCGAGGCAGTTCTCCCAGTAGCAGATCAGCGCCTGATCTTCGGCCCACATGTCGTCAAGAAGTCGGTGCCAGGGCCCCGACTGGACCTCTTCTTCGGGGAGGTCCAAGAAGTCGCGGAGGGTCGTGGTCCAGCGCTCGAAACGCTCGTCAACGTCGCTCGTCGAAGTCACGCTGCGACCGCCTCTCGGAGTCGGACGGTGTCGGTCGTGGTGCGGTCAAGGGTGTCGGTGTAGTACTCGTCCGGCTCATCACAGACCAGCTCGACGGCGGCCTCTTCTGCCTCGTCGCGATCCTCGGCCTCGACGTCGACCTCGTACTTGATCTCTTCGATCACGGTCACTCGGTACATGGGCATGTGCTTCTCCTTCAGGGGTGGGGCTGGGGCTGGGGGAGGCGGATCATGTCGTGGGCGGTGGTGTAGTCCTTGATCCGGCCGCCGTTCATGCTGAACCCGAAGCGCCGATAGAAGGCGCGGAGACGACGAAGGCCGGAGCCGAACTCGCGAGTCGGGGAGAGGGTCATCGTCACGGCCTGCCGGTCTGCCTCCGTAATGAGCAGCTCCATCACCCTCGTGCCGAGTCCCTGCAAGCGCAGCTCACGCGGCACGACGATCTTCGAGAGGACGAGGTGCCCGACCGAGTCCACGTAGATCCACGTGGTGGCTTCGGGTACTTCGGCGGCCATGCGCTCCCGCAGAGGAGCCAGCCAGTCGGGGTCAAGGTTGGTGTATCCGGGCTTGAGCATGGTGGTGCACCTTCGGGCCGGGCGGGGCGGGGCCGACTTCACTTCGGCCCCGCCCCTACGAGGGGTGACTAGGCGATGGCTGCGAGGTGGCCCCGGATGTCGGCCTCGTTGAAGTGGCGCGGGGAGGTGCGCTCGGCGTCGCCCCTTTCCTGGTCGTACTCGTGGGCGTGGGTGTCGTCCCAGTCCTCGCCCTCGGCGTGGCCCATCAGCCACGTGACGGCCGCCTCTTCCTGGCCGGTCAGGTACAGGACGCGGGCGATGATGTCGGCCTCGGTGCACGTGAACTTGGAGCCGGTGTCGTAGGCGGTCAGGCCGTCGCCGAACACGCTGGACAGTTCGGCGATGGCTGCGGGGGCGCTCTCGTGCAGGGTGATGCTCATGGTGGGTGTCTCCTGGGTTTCACTGCTCGCGGAGGGTCCGCGATGGTGGGCGCCGGGGACTCGAACCCCTGGTGTGTGCCGCTCGCCCGCATTGCACGACTATCACGCCGCGACAAGCAAGAACTGTCCTTCGATCGGTGCGCTCAGGTGGAGGCTCCCCAGCTCGGAGAAGTGCGCGTCCCGCGCCTCTTCCCAGATCTCGGCGACGCTCTCCCAGGAGACTTCGGCGTTCGCCTGCTGGCCGTACAACTCGCCGAGTTCGGGGTACGCCCGCTCCAGGATCGCCTCGCGGTCGAGGTCGGTGTCCTCCCAGTTGAGCTTGTGCGCCTGGTCGACGGCCTCCTCCAGGTTCACCTCGAACCGCTTGTACTCGCGCTCGGAGTAGTCGGACTCGTCCACGAAGGGGTAGTCCAGGAGGGCCGTGACGATCCCGGCCGCCTCCAGGAAGGCTTCGGTGAAGGGCGGGATCAGCGGCTCGTACGACAGGCCCTCGGCCTCGTAGTCGTCACGGTGGTCGTCGCAGAACTGGGTGTGTGTCTCGATGCCCTCGCGCCACCAGCGGGAATCCCCGTCGCACCCCTGGAAGTCGCAGGGGTCGGGCGTCTCGCGGATCTGGACGTAGATGGTGCGCAGGCTGCCGACTGCCCAGTGACTCGACGACCCGTCGATGACATGGTCGTCCGCGTCGTCCCCGGCCGCCCCCCTGATCAGGTCCAGAGCGGAGTGGTAGTTGGACTCTTCGAGCAGGTCATCGCCCCGCTCGGCCCAGCTCACGAACGCGCCGTGCGTGTCGTACAGGCGGTCGTCCCAGAAGTAGGCGTTGGACGGTGCGGTGAGGCTCTTGACGGCGATCTCGTACAGGGTGTCGTTGTCGAGGTCGTAGCTGATCATGGGTATCCCCTTGTCGGATGGTGCGGATGGGGGCGGGGACTGGCGGCTGCGCCTGCCGTCCCGGCGGGAGCCGGGGACTCGAACCCCGGCGTCTGCCCGTCTCCCTGAAGCACTACTTACACATCCAGCTCAGTCACTGGAGTTCGAGATCGATGTCGATCTCGTCGGTGTCGAAGTGGTCCAGCTCAAAGCCGCCAGCGTTGGCCCGGATGCTGGCCACCAGGTAGTCCTCGATCTCGCTCTTGCTGAAATCGGAGCCGTCGGTCTTGCGCAGACCCTCCAGACTGAAGGTCACGGTGACCGTGGCGTTGTACTCGTACTGGAGGGCGTCGAGCCCGATCTGCTCGCCCAACTCGGAAATCGTGCCCCTGTGCGAGTCCAGGTCGTAGTCCTCGATGATCTCGATGAGGAGCTGACGGGCATCCATGCGCAGCTTGCCGTACTTGCTCCGAGCGTGCAGGGCCTCTTCCTTCTGCTCCTCGACGGCGGACCGGAGGTTGGAGACCTGAGCCTGGAGCTGGCCTATCTGGCGCTCCAGCGCGTTGACGGCGTCGGAGGCGGTGAAGGGCTTCTCAAGCGATACGGTCATGTTCTTGCCTTCCTGAGTCACTCTATCACACTCTGTGTAGAGCTAAGCGGGAGCTTGGGGGCTCGAACCCCTGGTGCCTGCCGGTCTCCCTAGGTGCTTCTGCACCTCTATCACACGCTGGCCAGCTTCATGAAGACGACATCCGGAGCGCCCGGCGTCCAGTTGGGCACGCGCTCGGTCTCGATGAACCCGAACTGTTCGTAGTACGACGGCAGGAAGCCGTCAAAGCAGTCGAGGAGGTGGGCCCCCTCTCGGATGGCTGCCGCCACCATCTCGGGGCCGCGCCCCTTGACCTGGGAGAAGAGGCCGATAGCCCAGCCGTCCGGGGTCACTCCGAAGCCAGACATCAGATCCTCGGAGAGGTAGTACATCGCGTCGTCGGGCATCTCCGCAGGCTTGGATGTTGCGTCGGCGATCCGGGGGGATGCGGCGCGAGCCGAGCGGAGAGCGGCCTTGTAGCGGGCAGAGCTGGTGTGCTGGATCACTGGGGGTTCCTCCGGCGGCAGTAGTCACTCTATCACACTGTGAGCGGGCGACCCGGACTCGCACTCGGGTTGTGGCTACTCTCGCCCTACCGACTACACGTACAGGTAGTCGTCCATCGTTGCCGCGGCGTAGACCTCGGACTCCCACTCGGCACGGATGTCGTCGAGGTAGTCCTGATACTCCTCGCTTCGGCGTTCGGCGAGGTGGAAGGCGCACACGTCATCGTTCTCGTGCGGGCAGTGCTCCCAGTAGTTCATCGGGGGGCAGGTGCAGCAGGCCGGGCACATGGGAATCTCTCTCGCTTCGGCGGTGGCTGCTGACGTAGTCACTCTATCACACTTTCTGCGAGTTGAGCGCCCGGCGCAGCTCACGGTTCAAGCGCAGAAGGGCAGACTCGTGCTTCGCTATCAGCTCTCGGATCTGGTCCACGTCGGAACGTACGCGCGGCTTGCGCTGAGCGGCGAGCGCCTGACGCTTCCGGATCGTCTCCCAGCGGTTGCCCGCGTCAAGCCAGGCGTACAGCTCGCCACGCTTCAGGTAGGACATGCCGCCGAGCGTCTGCACCTCGGGGAAGTCGTCATGACGCTGGTGCCAGTTGGTGACCGTGGCACGGGAGACGCCCAGGTCGCGGGCTGCTTCGGACAGGCATAGGTAATCCGTCGCCTTGTCGAGGGAAACGGGCATGGTTCCTCCCAGGAACGTAGGGGAGGGATGCGTAACGGCACCCCATCGGGCAGGCCGGACCCACGACGGTCCGGCCGGCCTGAAGGCAGGCCGGTACGGGGGCGGAGGCAGCGACGCTCATGCGTCCTGGTCTCTCCGCCCCGTCCGGGGTGCACTCGGTAGGCGACATCAGCCGGTGTGTGAACGTATCCCCAAGTCCTAGGCACGGCGGTACCTCCCCGATGGGGAGTGACGACGCTCGTGTCTACGTCGGGCAGTGGTCAAGGATTCGGTGTGCGCCTACCGGGCGCGGTACTTCGGTCTGTTTGTTTGGTACTGCGGTACTGCGGTCCGTTGGGTGGCAGGTGGACTAGGCCCGCCCCCGTTCCCCTGTATCGCAGCGTGTGTGAAGCGTGCGACGTATGAGCGGCCCCCCTGCTTACCTCCTATCCGGTGTGGTTTTCCCTTACCGGGGGACCGTTCCAAGGGAACGGGGGATGGCTCACCTGTCACGCACGGGCTGTGTAGAGCGATGGCACGCACGGGCTCACCGTGCGCCACTCCGGGCAGCGCTCACGCTTTCAGTTCTCCATCTCAGAAGGGTTCCGCAGCGTTCCGGTCACACGAGACAGGGACGACAGTGGTCGGTGGCCCGACTACTCCCCAACTCGCTACACCCGGTGGCCCTCGTTGCCTCCTAGCGAAGCGTGTGTCCGCTAGGGGCTAGGCCCGTATGTGTTGTGCGAGTGATTCGCGTTCATGTCCTGCCTCCTTTGCTTGCGTCCGTCGTGCTGTTGATGTGAGTACTCAACCATGCAGCACGACTATCACACAACCCGTAGGGTCGATCCGGGGTCAGATTTCCATGATCAACAGGGCTTTGACCTGCGGTAATGCAACGTCTTGTGACGCGGGTCACACGGCCTTCTGATGTCCGAGTTGCCCCGTTCTGCACCCCACCCCGTTACCTAAAAGTGACCTCCCTTGTGCCCCATCTTGTCCGTATTTCCGGGTCAGTCTCGGCACGACTTACACACGGGCCCGCTTCCGGGGCCCGGATAGCTACATAAGTGCTGGTCAGAAGGGGTCTGAGCGGCCGTCTCGCGGCCGTCCTCTCCCTGTCTATCTCTCTGCCCGTCCGTGCCAGGCCAGGCCAGCAGGCCCCCGCCTGCGGACTTTAGGTCTAAAGGTAAGGGGCGGGGTGGGGGAGGGCCCCTTGCGCGCGCTTTTGCGGATCGCTGGGTTATAGCAGCTGAGATCGTGCCACGGTTTCAGGGTCGATCAGGGGTGCCAGCCCGGCGCCCCACCTGCGGGAACGGGCGCCGGATGCCCGCCGAAACCGCCGCGATCCTGCGCGCCGACGAGCGTCAAGGCCGAGCTGCGGCCCCGTCCCGGTTCGCCTTCGCGACGACGTGGACGAGGTGAGCAACCGACTGCATCTCGAAGTGCCCGAGCGGATGCTGGACCTTGCCCTGGCTGTCCAGCTCCAGGAGCTGCGCGCCGATCTGTGCGAGTTCCTCGGCCTGCCGGCCCGTGACCCGTACGTCCTGGTCGATGAAGCCCGCGGCCGTGATGATCTGGCCGAGTACGTCCTGGTCGTACCCGTCAGGAAGCGTCAGAGCCTCGTGAGGGACGCGGCGGACGGCGCAGGAAGCGATGACGTACGGGGGAGACGAAACGACCCCGCCCGGACTGCGCGAGATGAAGCCGTCCGCGTCTGCGCGAAACGTGGCTGCGACTTCAGGGTCGACCGGTGGCTTCCACATGGCTACAGCGTAGCCGCGCGCTACTTCAGTGAGGGCGGCTGCGCCGCCCTCTGCTGGTCAGTTGGACGACTCCATGGCGCCCGGTAGGGCGCTCCTGCGGCTTCGCCGCTCTGCATCTTCTCGCCGCTGGGACCAGACCTGGACGCCGCCGCGAGGCGGCGCAGGCTCAAACCCGTCCGTGTAAGTGTGACTGCCGTCACTGAAAGGGTCAGGACACAAACCAAGATCATCTTCCGTATATATATATGTAAGGCGTTAGGCGCCAGCACAGACCGCCAGGCAGTAAGGCCCTCCGGGCCTCCAGCCGCTTCCTACTGACGTAGTTGAGGCTTGGCAGTTGGGGCGCGAAGCGCCCACTGGCGTAGCCACGTACTTCTCAGACTTCCCCTCGGGTCGACAGCTTCGAGCAGCTACCTGTTCAGGTAGGACGTCGTCGAGGGGGCAGCTTCCACGGCCGGCCAGGGGGTGATCGATGCCCCAGTGGCTCGACTCTGACCGGAAAGGCCGGCTCCCGAAGGACTGGGACCGGATCAGGAACCGAGTCCTTCGGCGTGACGGCCACCAGTGCACTGCGCGAGACCAGTACGGCAAGCGGTGCGACGAGCTGGCCACGGACGTGGACCACATCATCGCTGGTGACGATCATCGAGAAGCCAACCTAAGAGCACTCTGCGGATGGCATCACCAGCGCAAGTCATCACGAGAGGGAGCCGCGGCCAGCGCGAAGAAGCGCCGGCAGATCGGGAAACGGTTCCAGCGCAACGAGGCCCATCCGGGCCTCCTGTAGACCTGACAGCTCCGAGTTCCTCCCCCACTCGTAGAGCGTCAGTCGGCACCCCAGGGCTCTCTCTCCCTCGGGCGGTGCCTCGCCCCCTGGCTCGCTACCCAGGGGGCTCGACTTCGACGGAAGGAATCCGCGGTGACCACCTGGTCCTGGTTGTGGGTCGGATGGCTCGCGGCCTTCCTGGTTATCGAGGGCAAGGCCCTCTTCAACAAGACGTCCGGCGACACCCTGAGCGAGCACGTCTGGGCCTGGTTCTCCACGGCCCGGACCGCCGAGCACCAGGGCCAGCCGACCGGCTGGGTCCGGCTGCGGCGCTTCGCCCTGCTGGCGTTTATGGCCTGGCTGTCCGTGCACTTCCTAACCGGCGGCCACTTCTGACCTCCGCTTGCGTCGGGGGACGAAGCGGCGCCACCCCCGCTTGGTGCGTCGCTCGGCCTCCCACTGCGCTCGTTCTTGACGCAGCTCGACCAGATGGGGGCTACTAAGGAAAGCCGCCATAGTAGGGGCCAGTTGGGCGGACATGGTCTTCGTGGCGCGTGCCGCAAGGAAGAGTTGCGTCTCGCACTCCTGGCTTTGTTCGGGCAGCCGCTCACCTCGCGCAACCGCCGCGAGGGCATCGAGGGCATCCTGAATCCACACGTTTTGCCTTTTACGTGGCCACCCGTCGCGCCCGTGCACCATCCAAAGCGTATGTGTGCTGCGCAGGTCTTCGGTCACACGCGACCGCAGCTTGGCGTGACGCACCATGGCCACCTCGCTCTCCAGCGCGGAGGCGAGCGCCTCGACTTCCATCGGCTCTCGGTCGGTGTCCCGTAGATCGACGAGCTTTCGATGCAGGTCTTTCATGAGCGCTACATCCTCGGCGTGACGCTCATGCTTGCGCGAGTTCGCGGCCTGAGCGACATGCCCGAAGTAGCCGACCACTCCAGCCGAGACGGCTGCCAGGGCCCCCACCACAACTTCGTTCATACGACGGCATTATCCCGTAGTTGCTACGCCGCAGGAGGTGTGACCGATGGGTAACCGTGGCCCCGTCCCGAATCGCGAAGACGACCTCGCGCGCCCTCGGTCGCGTAAGGGCACCGACCAGCAGTCGGTGACCAAGGGCGAGATGAAGCCGGTGAAGGTCCCGAACGCGGATCGTGAGTGGCATCCGATCGCGCGTCGGCTGTGGGACTCGCTGAAGAGTTCGGGCCAGGCGGACTTTTACCAGAACAGTGACTGGGCCTTCGCCTACTCGCTGTGTGAGGACCTGAGCCACTACAAGAAGAGTGGCAAGCGGTCGGGGCAGATGCTTCAGACCATCTACTCAGCCTTCGAGCGGCTCCTTGTCGCCGAGGGCGATCGGCGCCGTGTGCGCATCGAACTTTCTGAGCCCGAGGACGAACAGGACTCCGCTGCCGTGGTCGCTATCGCCGACTACAAGAAGGAGCTGGGGCTCGTGCAGTGATTCCGGGGAGGTGAGTCATGGCTACCGCGATGCTCACCCCGGAAGAGATCGACCTTCTGGACCCGACCTTCATCGGGCCGACCTGGCAGAAGGACGCCTTCGGGCGTTGGGTCCTGCCGGACAAGACGCTCGGCTGGCAGATCGCCGGCTGGGCTGCTGAGTACCTACGCTCCGAGGACGGCGGTCCCTGGAAGTTCACGCGCGAGCAGCTCCGGTTCGTCCTCCACTGGTACGCCGTGGACGAGAACGGCCGGTTCACCGCCCGCAAGGGCGTCCTTCAGCGCATGAAGGGCTGGGGGAAAGACCCGCTTCTCGCCGTGCTCTGCCTCGTCGAGCTGTGCGGGCCGTCGCGCTTCTCCCACTGGGATGAGGCCGGCGAACCTGTCGGCGTTCCCCATCCTCGCGCGTGGGTCCAGGTCACGGCCGTCAACCAGTCGCAGACCACGAACACGATGGCGCTCATCCCGTCTCTGATGTCCGACGCCTTCAAGGCGAAGTACGGCATCAAGGACGGGGCGGTCCTCATCCGAGCCAACGGCGGCAAGTGCCGGCTTGAGGCGGTGACGTCGTCGTTCCGTGCCCTTGAGGGCAAGAGGACGACGTTTTTACCTTGCTCAACGAAACGCATCACTGGGTGCTCGGCAACAACGGGCACAAGATGTACGAGACGATCGACGGCAACGCCACCAAACAGGACAGCCGCTATCTCGCGATCACGAACGCCTATCTGCCCGGCGAAGACTCCGTGGCCGAGCGGATGCGCGAGTCGTTCAACAAGATCGTCGAGGGCCGCGCGGTCGGCATCGGCTACCTGTACGACTCGATCGAGGCTCACCCGAAGACGCCCCTGACGCCCGAGGCGTTGGAGATCGTCCTCCCGAAGATCCGCGGTGACGCGGTCTGGCTGGTGCCGGCCACGATCATCCAGTCCGTTCTCGACACGACGATCTCAGCCAGCCGATCCCGGCGCATGTGGCTGAACCAGATCGTCGCCGAAGAGGACGCTCTCTATGGGCCCGAGCAGCTCGCCGACATCCTCCACGAGGGCGCCGTCCTGGCGCCCGGCGACGAGATCGTCATGGGCTTCGACGGCGGCAAGACCGACGACGCGACTTGCCTGATAGCGCTCCGCGTACGCGATATGTGCGCGTTCACCATCGGGGTGTGGGAGAAGCCTGACGGCCCGCGCGGTGACGGCTGGTCCGTCCCTCGGGCCGAGGTCGACTCCTCCGTTCACGACGCGTTCCGCACCTTCAAGGTGCAGGGCATGTACGCGGACGTCGCCCTGTGGGAGTCGTACATCTCCGAGTGGGATGAGACGTACGGCGAGGGCCTGGCCGTGAAGTCGCCGGCCGGTAAGGACCGGATCGGCTGGGACATGCGTTCCAGCCTGAAGGCTTCGACGATGGCGCACGAGCGCCTCATGCGGTCGATCTTCGACCGGAAGCTGAAGTACGACGGCGACCTGACGTTGAAGCGGCACACGCTCAACGCCCGGCGTCGTACGAACAACTACGGCTTGAGCTTCGGCAAGGAATCCCGCGAGTCCCCCCGCAAGGTCGACGCGTACGCGGCGCTCATGTTGGCGCACGAGTGCCTCTATGACCTGCGGGCCCGTGGCAAGAAGGTCCGTCAGCGGACTGGGCGCGGGTACTTCATCTAACGCTGTGATAGTAGTGCTGAAAGGTGGTGAGTGCATGGCCGACACCAGCCCGGTTTCGCTGGCGCGGGAACTCCTCGCCATCCTTGACCGTGACGAAGGCCGCCTGGCCCGGATCGATCGCTTCGTCCAGGGCAAGCATGACGACCCGTACATGCCGGCCCAGGCCGACGACGAGTACAGGATGCTGGCCAAGCGAGCGGTGTCTAACTGGATGCCCTTGCTCATCGGCACCCCGGCGCAGGCTCTGTACGTCGATGGCTTCCGGCCCGGCTCGGACGGTACGAGCCTGCCAGAGGCGCCGGCCTCCCGCTCCACGGAGTGGTCGCACTGGCAGCGCTCGCGCCTCGACGCCCGCCAGGCCGCGATCTATCGCGGTGCCCTGGCGTTCGGCCACAGCTTCGTCCTGACGGAGAAGACCAAGAAGGGCGTCATCTCGAAGGGTCTGTCCGCGCAGCGGACCGCCGCCCTGTACGAGGACCCTGCGAACGATGAGACCCCTTATGCAGCACTGACCGTCACGGCCTGGCCGAAGGACGAGAAGCTCGGCAAGGCCCGGCTGTGGGACGGCAAGCGCGAGTACGCGGTGACGTTCCGGACGAAGACCGATGCCGAGGGCATCCGCGTCGGGGCCAGCAAGGTGCATGGCGCTTCGGAGTGCCCCGTCACCCGCTTCGCGGCGTCGGTCGACCTGGAGGGCCGGACGGTCGGCGTGGTCGAGCCGATGATCCCGCTCCAGAACCGCATCAACCAGACCGTCTTCGATCTCCTGGTCGCCCAGACGTACGCCTCGGTGAAGGTCCGGACCGTCACCGGCATGGCTCCGCCCATGCAGACGGAACCTGTCGTCGAGAACGGCGAAGTCGTCGGCAGTCAGGTCAAGCTCGACGCGAACGGCAACCCGATGCCGGCGCCGGTCTACCACAACGCCAGGCGCTTCTTGTTCGCGGAAGACCCCGACGTCAAGTTCGGCTCCCTGGACGAAACTCCGCTCGGCGGGTTCATCGAGTCGATCGATATGAGTATCCGGCACTGGGCCGCCGTCTCGCAGACCCCGCCGCATCACATGCTGGGGCAGATCGCCAACCTTTCCGCGGAGGCGCTCTTGGCCGCCGAGCAGGCCCTTGCCCGCAAGGTCGCCGAATTCCAGTCCGTCTTCGGCGAGTCCTGGGAGCGAGTCTTCCGCCTGGCCGCCGAGATGGAGGGCGAGACCTCGTCCGCCGATGACTTCCACGGCGAGGTCAACTGGCGTGACATGGAGTCCCGTTCGTTGGCGCAAGCCGCTGACGCACTGGGCAAGCTCGCCGAGACGCTCGGCATCCCGAAGCGTGCGCTCTGGAAGCGCGTGCCCGGCGTGACTCAGCAGGAGTACGAGGACTGGGTCGACACGGCCGAGGACGACGACTCGGTTGGTCAGCTCGCGTCCGCGCTGACGCGGGCCACTCCGTCCGTCACCTCGATCGGGTCACCGACCGGTAGAGAGGTGCTCGCCGCGTGACGACCCCAGCCAAACAGGCTGAGGCTGATCAGGCGTCCGCCGCCTTCCAGGTGGCCCTCACTCAGATCGGGGCGGGGACCATCGAGGAGGCGTTGAAGCTGTGGCAGGCAGTCCCCGCGACCGCGAGGGCTGCCCAGTCATCGGCGTGGTTGAAGCGGGCCATCACGATGGTGATGACCCGGCGTCGCATGAGCCGTGACCTGGCCCGTGCGTACTACCGCCTGGTGCGCGCTCTGCGCACTGGTACGACGGTGGCCGATCCGTACCACCCGGAGCCCACGTACGTGACTCTGGAGACCTTGCGTCGCGAGTTCGCCGCGCTGGTCGGAGATTCAGAGGACGGCTCCCTGGAGGAGCGTCCCGCTTCGGCCGGCTCAACGCTCCCAGATCGCAGACCGTCCGGCGAGGACTCGGCCCCGGAGGTCGAGGACGACGTCAACGACGATCAGATTCTGTTCGAGGAGCTGCCGAACCTGCGCGACGACGAGGAGCGGATCGAGCGCGAGGCCGAAGAGGAAGCGAGGGTCATCCTCGATCTCCTCGGGCCGGCCAACCTGGACCGCAAGACCTCAACCATCGACGAGACCAAGCCTGCTAAGGACGTCGACAAGGCACGCGAGGAAGCCCATCAGCAGGCCGGCACCCGCCAGGCCGCAGCCGCCGAGCGCATCGTGAACAACGGTGGACGCTCCGCGGTTTGGAACCACATGAGCAAGGACCGGCGGGTCCTGGGCTATGTCCGACTGTCACGCACCGGCACCCCCTGCGGGTGGTGCGCGATGCTCATCTCTCGCGGCTTCGTCCGCAGTGACGGCTACCGCACCCAGAAGGGTGCCGGCCCGACGCTGGCTCAACTGGAGTCCGGCGATTACGCCGATGGCGACAAGTATCACGACAACTGCCACTGCTACGCCGAGCCGGTTTTCGCGCCCGAGCAGTACGACAGCCCCGCTTACACCCTGAACCGCTCCTACGCGGAGCTGTGGCCGAAGGTGACGCGGGGCCTGTCCGGCAAGGCGGCCGTGTCCGCCTGGAGGCGGTTCATCCGCCAGCAACAAAAGGCCGCCGCCCAGGAGGCGCGGCAGTCAACCACAAGCGTCCAGGAGGCGTGAGCGTGCCCGAGCAGGAAACCCCCAGCACCGAGACCGAAACCGTTGAGACGCCCCCGGAAGGGGAGCAGTCGAAGGAGCAGGAGACCCAGGAGTCGGCCGAAGAGTCGGTCCCTGCGGACGTGCTGCGCAAGAAGCTGACCGACGCGAACGCGGAGGCAGCGGGGTACCGCACCAAGCTCCGAGAGGTCGAGGCCCGGTTCGCTGATGCCAAGACGCCCGAGGAGTTCGAGAGCGCGGTCGCCGAGCTGAAGGCACAGAACGAGGCGCTGGAGCGGAAGATCCTGCTCTCCTCGGTGGCGGCGAAGTACGAGCTGCCCGAGGCCCTGGCTAAGCGCCTCACTGGCGCGACCCCGGCGGAGCTGGAGGCCGACGCGAAGGAGCTTCAGAAGCTCGTCTCGCCGCAGGCCCCGGAGTCCCTCGGTGGAGGTCTGACCCCGGCTGACGGGGACGACACCTTCGACCCGGTCAAGGCTGCCCGTGCCGCGCGCAGGCGCGGCTACTGAGCCTTCTTCTTGGCCACGGTGTGATAGTCGTGCAGCTTTCAACCTCCCCCCTTCCCAACTGACAGGAGAACCACCCCGTGGCTTACACCGAACACGATGTAGTCAAGCCGGAAAAGATCGCCGCGACTGCGGCGGTCGCTCTCGAAGAGAGCCTCGTCGTCCCTGCCGTCTTTCAGCGCGAGGGCATCGACCAGTTCAAGGGCGCCAAGGACGACGCCATCAACGTGAAGGTCGAGGGAGTCCTCCCCTACCGCACGTACGGATGGCGCAACGACCGCAGCACCGAGATCCAGTTCGACACCTACGCCGAGCGGACCGTCCAGGTCAACTTCGGCGGGGACGTCTACTCGGGTGTGCAGCTCACCGACGAGCAGAACGAGATGGACCTCCAGGGCTGGGCCAAGCTCATGGCTAAGCAGACCGAGGCCGTGGGCAAGGGCCTGGAGTACCAGGCCGTCGACTACCTCCTGAACGCCCCCTACGAGGTCACCCTTGGCGGTGCGGTCGCCGGTCGCAGCCTGCGCAAGACCCTGATCCGCGCTCGCGAGGTCATGAACAAGCTCCGCGTCCCGAAGGAGGGCCGCACCCTCCTGATCGGCTCCGGCTGGGAGAACGAGCTTCTGTCCGACGCGGACCTGAACCTCGCGACCAACGTCGGCGAGGCCGAGGCCGTGTCCGCCCTGCGCGAGGCCAGCCTTGGCCGCCGGTACGGCTTCAACATCGTCACCTCCGACGAGCTGCCGGCCGACTTCGCCGTGGCGATGGTTTCGTCCGCGTTCATCTTCGCGACCGGTGCCCCGAGCGTCCCGCAGTCCGTCCCGTTCGGCGCCTCGGCCAGCTACAACGGCGTGGCGCTGCGCTGGATTCGCGACTACGACTCGACGCGGCTCATGGATCGCTCGATCGTGAACACCTACAAGGGCTTCCGGACCGTGACCGACTTCCTGATCGGTCGCGACAACCAGAACCCGAGCCAGGGCTTCGTCTCCGAGTATGAGCACTTCGTGCGCGCGATCAAGCTGGACCTGGACGCCGACACTGACGTCTTGCCGGACCCGGACGGCCCGGACGCCAAGCAGAAGGAGCTGTTCGACATCACCGGTATCGGTGGCACTGCGGACGGCGCTGCGGCCTAAGTCCAGCCCTTGAGTCGGGGCAGAGTGTGATAGTCGTGCACCCTGCCCCTTCTCGCCCCACCGAGTAAGGAGACCCCCGTGGCTTTCGCCACCCTCGAAGACCTGAAGGGGCGACTGGACTGGACGCTGGACGCGGACGAAGAGCGGATCGCAGAGAACGCCCTGGAGGACGCCTCGGACCTCGCCGTGCACTACGGCCGCGACTGGCCCGAGGAAACCGCCCCCCGCATGGTGCGCACGCTCGTCCTGAAGGCGTGCAAGCGATACATGGCCAACCCGGACGGATACACCCAGTCGCGCGCAGGCGACGAGACCCTGGCCTGGAACGACAGCGCGGGGGAGAACGCGGGAACCGTCTACTTCACCGATGAGGAGATCAAGCTCCTCGCCGGTCTCGCCGGTCGAAGGGCCGGCCTCTACACCGCAGGCGTCACCGCCTGGCAGTCGGTGCGTCGCCCCGTGACCGCCGGCCTGGTGCCCGTCGAGAACGGCTGGAAGGGCTTCCCCCTCTATGCCGACGAGACGGAGCCCTGGTGAGCAGTCTCCAGCGCAGGCGCGGAGTGCCAGCCAAGATCTTCCGGACCGTCGAGCGCATCGACAGCCGAGGCAACACAGTCCTGGTCGCCGACATGGAGCACCCCATCGAGGTGCGCTGTGCGCTGATTCCCCAGCGCTCCTCGAAAGCCGAGGTGCCCGGTCAGCAGCAGATCAACATCACCCGCATGATCGTGGATGCCGAGCTGCCCGACGTGACCCTCTGGTCGCGCGTTGACTGCCTCGGCCGCCACTGGGACGTCGTCACGCCCCCGGCCTACCACCACGGCACCCGCAAGACCCGGCACTGGTCCATCGACATCCGGGAGCGGCCGTGAGCATCGAGTGGGAGAAGTCCGTCGATGGCAAGAAGCTCGAACAGTTCCTCGCCCTGATGGACGGCGTCCAGGGCGAACTCGAAGTGCAGCAGTTCGAGATGCGGGTCCGCGCGGAGGAGAACCTCCAGCGGGTCAAGGCCAACCCGAAGACGCGGGGCGCGGTCAGCCAGTCGAGCATCGAGACCGAGCGCGGCCGGGTCGACCGGTACGTGGTCCTCCAGGACGTCACCAGGAGCGACTCGGCAAGCGTCAACTCGGCGATGTCGATCGAGGTAGGCCGCGGCGCCTACGACGTGACCCTCCTGAGCCCTGACGGCAAAACGATCAACGAGTACACGGTCGCCGGGTTCGAGGGCCTCTACATCCTCGCCAACGCGGCCAACCTCCCGAGGAAGAACAAGGGCGGATCGAGGACCAAGCGTCACGTCACGATCCGCCGCAAGAAGGGGGTGAAGTATGGCCGGCCTTCCCGCAGGGATTAAGGCGCTCGCCGAACTCAGCCCCGTTGAAGACCTTCTCCTCGCTGTGCTCCGCGAGGGCCTGCCCGGCATCGCGGTCCGCTCGCTCATCGCGAAGGACCAGGACTTCCCCTTGGTCCTGGTCCGCCGAGACCCGAGCTTCGGCGCGTGGACCGGAGACGCCCGCTTCACTGACTACGCCCGCGTATCCGTACAGACCTTCTGTGAGGACCCGGACGGCGACGCCGACGCGGCCATCCTCGCCGAGGCCGTGCGCGTGGTCATGCGCGATGCCTGGCTGAACCAGAAGGTCTACCCCGCCGGCCACATCACCCGCGTGGACATGGCCTCGGCCCCGCGTCGGGCTACCGACTGGGCGACGGCCACGGGCCCGGTCCAGTACGCGGACCTCCCGACAGGTGTCTGGCGCTACGAGACCCAGTACGACGTCGAGATCCGCAAGCCGCGCTCTCGCCCCTTCCCCATCCCGAACACCCAGCCCTAGGTGTGATAGTAGGACACGCCTGGGGTGAGTAAGGAGACCCCTCGTGGCACTGAACGACGCCGCAACCCTCGTCATCGGCAGCGGTAACTACCTCACGGGCCCTGTCGGCACCGAGATGCCCGAAGACCTTCTGGCCCCGCTCTCGCCCTGGGAGGCCGTAGGCCACACCAGCCTGGAGGAGATCTTCTCGATCACCTCCGAGGGTGGCGAGGCGACCACCATCGGCTCACTCCAGAACAAGAGCCTGCGCACGAAGTACAGCGCACGGACGGAGTCGATGGGCTTCACCCTCCAGCAGTTCGACGTGCCGGGCCTGAAGCTCTATTACGGCTCCAACGCGCCGATTCTGGCTGACGGTTCGGTGGGTGTTCCCTCCGACCCGATCCCGACCACCGCGGCCTTCCTCGCTGTTTTCGTCGATGGCGAGAATCACTTCGCCTTCTACGCGCCCAAGGCGGAGATCTACCGAGGCGATGACCTGTCCTTCGGTGACACCGAGTCCCTCGCCGGCCTCCCGCTCAGCGTGAAGCCCATGCCGCACGGCGCCAACCGCTGGTCCTACGCGATCACCCCGCTCGGCGGTGTGGCTGCGACCGGCGCCACGGCCGGCACCCCCGGCACCTTCACCCCGTCCGGGTCGAACGCCCCCTACGGGCTGACCGACCTGACCGGCGTCACCGCCTCCCCCGCCACCGCGTGGACCTCCGGTCAGCACGTGGTCCTCGGCGACGCGACTCACGCGTTCTGGGACGGCGATTCCTTCGAGGCCGGCGAAGCCGCCTAAGCCTCTCCAACTCCCTCGGTGTGTAAGTGGTGCGGACCTCCTTGCACACCGAGGGCCCCTCTCCGGGGCTCTCCCGATGGTCCGCATCCCCGCTCTCTCTCCCGACCCTTGGAGGTCCGCACCTCATGGCCACGTTCTCTCTCGACGACATCCGCTCCGCCGCAGACGCGAAGTACGGCTCGACCGACATCCAGATCGACGACAAGACCACGGTCGTCCTGCGCAACCCGCTGCGCCTGAGCAAGGCCGAGCGTGACGATCTGGGCTCCCTCCAGGACAAGCTCGACGGTGACGAGGCCCTCGACCAGGCCGACGTCCTTGCCGACGCGATCCGCCTGGTGGCGAAGGACAAGAAGATCGCCGAGAAGCTCATCGATCAGATCGACGGTGACCTCGCCCTCCTGGCCCAGGTCTTCAGCACTTACAGCAAGGGCACTCAGGCGGGGGAAGCCTGAGCCTCGCGCACCTCATAGATGAGTACGGCGAGGGCCTGTATCCCGACCTCCTTCACTACTACGGGACCAACCTCGTGGACGTGATCGAAGGTCGGGGCCCTTCGCCGGCCCTCGTCCTCCTCATGGTGCAGAGGCTGCCCGACACCTCCCTGACCTACGCCCTCGCGTCGGGCGGTCGGGAGCACTTCGGCTGGGGTGTGGACCGCCACATGCGAGCCGACATCTTCGACGCGATCAACCAGAACACCCGAGCCACCGGCAACTGGGGCAAGAAGGCCCCCAAGTTCCCTGAGTGGCCCCGCCCCAAGGTCAAGAAGAAGGCCACGAAGGGCGAGAAGAAGCGCCGCTCCGTGGCGGAGATCTACAAGCAGTTCAGCGCCCGGAGGTAGGTCTATGTCAGATGCCCAGGTAGTCGGCCGCGTAGCGGTCAAGATCCTGCCGGACACCTCGAAGTTCAAAGACGAGGCCCGTAAAGAACTGGCCGAAGCCGAGAAGGGCCTGGAGGTCAAGGCCAAGCTCGTCCTCGACGGCGACGGCGTCAAGGACGAGGCCAAGAAGGTCCGGGCCGAGGCCCAGCAGGCTCTCAGCGACATCTCGATCAAGGTCAACCTCGACAACGAAAACTCCGTTAAGTCGGCCATCGCCCGCATCGAGAACGAGCTGAACAAGCTCGGTCAGGTCGACATCCCGGTTGACCTCAACGAGGACGATCTCAACGCCGCGCTGGATATGTTCCATGACCGGCTCGGTGAGATCCAGACCGTCACGATCCGGGTCGACGAGTCGAGCCAGGAGTCCATCAGGCAGGCCATCGCGAAGATCGACGCCGAGCTGGCGAAGATGCGCGAGATCGAGCTGAACGTCCACGTGGACGAGGCTTCTCTCCAGGCCGCCCGCGACATGCTGGCGGACGACCTGCGCCTGGACCTGAAGGTCGACTGGGACGACGATTCGTCTCTCCGCTCGGCCATCGCGAAGATCGAAGCCGAACTGGCCAAGATCCGCGAAGTCGAACTCGAAGTCGGCCTAGACGAAACGTCACTGCGCGCAGCCCGCGCGGAACTCCAGAACCGGCTCGATCTCCAGGCCGAGGTCGAGCTGAACTGGAACAGGGCCGAGGCCCAGGCCATCCACGACGAGATCCAGAAGACCCTCGACGACATCTCGATCAACCCCAAGCTGGACGAGAAGGAAGTCGCCAAGCTCAAGCGCCAACTCGAAGCCGCCTTCACTCAGATGCAGGCCCTGAAGGCAACGATCACTCCCGAGATGGACGCCTTGGCCAAGGCCAAGGTCGAGCGGGAGATCGACGACCTCCAGGACAAGATCGATCACCTCACGGCCGAGATCGAGCCCGAGACCAGCAAGGGCGCAGTAGCCGCGGTGATGGCTGCGATGGCCAGGCTGACGCGCGACCGCGTGGTCAACCTGTTCCCCAAGGTCTCCCTTACTGCCGCCGCGACCGCTACGGCGATGCTCAAGGCCCTGTCCGGCGCTCGCGTGCTGGGCAACATGTTCGAGCGGCTCGGCAACACGCTGAAGAACCTCGACAAGTCCACGCCGATCATCGGCACGCTGGCCACGGCGATAGCCGGGCTGGCCGGCTGGGGCATCTCGGCCGCGTCCAACCTGTTCACGCTGTCTGCTTCGCTCGCCCAGATCGGCGCAACCTCCCTCGCCCTCCCCGGAATTCTCGGCGGCATGGCGATCGGCCTTGGCGCCACCGTCGCGGCGTTCAAGGACTTCAACAAGGTTCTGCCCGAGGTCAAGGGCCAGCTCTCGCAGCTCCAGGACCTGATCAGTGAACGCTTCTGGGCCGAGGCCAAGACGCCGATCCGTGAGCTGATCGACACGCTCCTCCCCGAGCTGACGTCCGGCTTCAAGCAGACGTCCACCCAACTCGGCCAGTTCTTCGGCGGCTTCGCCGATTCGCTCAAGTCTTCCCTCGCCCCCGCGCTGGGCGGCATGTTCGACGACCTCTCCAAGTCGATCGACATCGCGACCACCGGCACCGGCGCCTTCGCCAACATCATCAAGGTGCTCGGCGAGGTCGGCGCCGGCTACCTCCCCCAGCTCGCCCAGTGGTTCGTGGACGTCGCCACCAAGGCGTCGAACTGGCTTGACCAGAAGGGCGAGTCCGGTCTCCGCGAGGAGATCGACGCAGGCATCCAGGCACTGAAGGATCTCGGCGGAGTCCTCTTCGAGACCGGCGGCATCCTGGCCGGCATCTCCCGCGCGGCTCAAGAGGCCGGCGGGTCCACGCTCGGGATGCTCCGCGAGACGCTCGCAGGCGTCCACGAGGCGATCGACAGCAGCGCCGTACAGGCCAAGCTCGTCGGCCTCTTCACCGCAGCCCACGAGGCGATGTCCAACATGGCATCGCAGGGCGGGGAAGAGGTGAAACGTTTCCTCGGTCAGTTCGTCGGGCTGCTGACCCAGCTCCTGCCACAGGTCGGCACGATCATCGGCACAGCGCTCGGCGGCATCGCCGAGGCGCTCAACCAAGACGCGGTCTTCGCAGGCGTCTACGCCCTGTTCGACGGCATCCAGGCGGGCGTGAACGGGCTCCTGCCCGTACTGGCTCCGCTCGGTGCTGCGCTCGGCGCGGTCATGACCATCGTCGGTGCACTCGCGGCCCAGCTCGGCCCGCTCGTCTCGGCCGCCCTGACTCCGCTTGCCCAGGCGTTTACCGCCTTGACTCCGTCGATTCTGCCGATCATCGAACTGCTCGGCGGTGCCCTGACCAGCGCCTTTACGATGCTTTCGCCCGTGATCATGCAGCTCGTCCCGATCGTCCAGGACGCGCTCGGCATGGCCTTCCAGGCGCTGAGCATCATCCTGCCGGTAATCGTTCAACTGTTCGATAAAATACTGGCTGCTGTCCTTCCGATCGTTTCAGCGCTTCTGAGTGGACTTGCGCCGATTCTGCCCGTTGTGGCCGAATTCCTGTCTGGCATAGTCCAGGCGGCCATGCCGCTGGTATCTGTGCTGCTCCAGATCCTCCAGGCCGTCCTCCTCCCGCTGATCCCGGTGGTCCAAGAGATCGCCGCGACGATGCTGCCGCTGCTCAAAGACGCCTTCGATCGCCTGGTTCAGGCGCTCATGCCGTTCCTGGAGGCGCTCAAGGCCGTAGTCGACTTCCTGATGCCGATCTTGGCCCCGATCATCCAGTTCATCGCCGAGCTGCTGATCGGAACTCTGGTCGCCGCGATCAACGGCGTGGCCCTCGTCCTTGAGGGATTCGTCGGGATCTTCAAGGGCGTCTGGAACATGATCAAGGGCTACTTCGAGATCTGGATCGGCCTGTTCAAAGGCATCTTCACCGGCAACTGGGATCTGCTCCAGAAGGGCTTCAAGGATCTCTGGAACGGCATCTGGCAGTTCCTGAAGGGCCTGTGGGACGTGATCCTCGGTGCCCTGATCACGTGGCTCTCTGTCGGCGTTCTCGGCGCAGCGAAGAAGGGTCTCACCGCCATCGGTGAGGGCTTCAAGGCGGGCTGGAAGGCCGTGCAGAAGTTCGGCTCGGACGCATGGAGGGCGATCAGCGAGGGCTTCACCTCGTTCTTCTCGGGCCTCGGCTCGAAGGCACTGAGCGGCCTCCAGAGCATCAAGAACTTCTTCACGCAGGGATGGTCAGCCGTCGTCTCGACGACGCGCGAGAAGTTCTCCTCGATGGTCTCGACCGTCGCGCAGTGGCTCGGCAAGGCCGTGGCCAAGGTCAAGGAACTGCCCGGCAAGGCCAAGGCCGCGCTGAGCAACCTCGGCTCGACCCTGAAGAACGCCGGCATCCAGTTGATCAAGGGCTTCATCAGTGGCATCACCGGCATGTTCGGCGACGTCAAGGACACCCTCGGCAACCTGACCGACAAGCTCACGAGCTGGAAGGGCCCCGAGTCCCTCGACCGGGTCCTCCTCGTCGGTGCCGGCCAGCTCGTCATCAACGGGTTCATCGCTGGCCTTGAGTCCCGGTACGACGCGGTGAAGAAGTCCCTTCGCGGACTGACCGACGACGTGGCTGGCACGGAGTTCGGCGCTCCCGCCGTCAGCGCGTTCGGCGCATCCCGTGGCGTCACAGCCGCGGTGACCTCTGCTCTCGCGAACGCCGGCCAGGGCGGCACGACCAAAACCCTCAACTACTACGCGGCACCCGGCAACTCCCTCGACTCCGAGGAAGACCTGTTCGCCGCAGCCAACCGAGCCAGGATGGGATGGTGATTCAGGATGCCCAAGCTCCTACTGAGCAGCGGCGCAGACGCTCTTGATCTCGACGAGATCGCGACCAAGGGCCTGGGTTACCAGGCCAAGACGGGGACAACCGGCTTCGGCCTCCCTGCCGTCAACATCCAGTGGCTCGAAGGGGCCGGCGACGGCGCCACCTACCGGCGCAGGCGCGTCCTCGCGCGGGACATCGACATACCCATCGAGATCCTGGCGAGGAACCGCAACGACCTCGACGCACGCATCTCCCGGCTGGCCCTCGCGCTGGCCGGGAGGTGCACCCTCACAGTCCTCAACGACGACGGAACGAGCTGGTTCACCGACGTCTACCGCTCAGGCGGAGGCGAGTACACGTACGGGGTCGAGACCATCGGCGAACGCGAGTGGGAGTCGGTGATCTCCTTCCGCGCGCCTGACCCGTACTGGACATCCTCGGTCGCCGAGGCCCGGACGATCACCGGCGCCACCTCGGCGCCGTTCCTGTCCTCCCTGTCCAAGCTGAACGTCGCAGCCTCGCAGGCGATCGGCGAGATCGAACTCAACAACTCGGGCGACGCCGAGGCGTATCCGATCTGGAAGGTCTACGGCCCCGGCAAGACCTTCACGGCCGTCTCGCCCACGGGCGAGCGGCTGCGCTGGACCGGCACCCTTACCGCCGGCCAGATCCTCACCATCGACACCAAGCGAGGCACAGTCACCGACCAGACGGGCGCCAACCGATACAACCTGCTCGACACGGCGCCCCGGTTCTGGACCGTCAAGCCCGGCCTGTCCACGGCCGAAGCCTCGCTCTTGGACATCACGAGCGCCTCGCGCATCGTCTGCTCCTGGCAGCCGCGCAAGTGGATGGTGGTGTAAGTGCGACTGCAAGACATCACCGTCGAGGTGCGGGACAAGGCACTGACTCGGGTGGGCATCGTCCGCCCCGAGGAACTGATCTTCGAGATGCAGGACACGTTCAACAACGTCGGCTCCTGGAAGCTCACCCTCGGGGCGGAACACCCGCTCACCCCGCACCTGCGCACCCCCGGCTCGGGCCTGGTCGTCACCGGCCCGAGCTACACCATGCTGTCGGGTCCGACCACGAAGTTCGAGTACGCGGCCACCCCGGAAGATCCGGGCGGCTCGGTCGTCTTCGAGGGCGTCTCCGACGACATCCTCCTCTCCGACATGCTGGCCTTCCCTGAGCCGACCAACCCGAACGGGGCGACGCAGGCCCTCGCGCACGACGTCAGACAGGGCCCCGCGGAAAGCGTCATGCACTCGTTCGTCAAGGCGAACATCGGTCCAACAGCCCCTGTTGGACGCCGTAAGGCAGGGCTCACGATGGGGACCGACCTCGGTCGGGGCCCGAACGTCGTGAAGAGTGCGCGATTCCCCGTGCTGGGCAACCTGCTCACCGAGCTGGCCCTACTGGGGAACCTCGGTTTCCGCGTCATACAGCGCGGGTCCAACCTCGTCTTCGAGACGTACGAGGTGACGGACCGGTCGGACTTCATCCGGCTGGACGTCCTGAACGGAACACTGTCCGGCCAGCGCGCGACGATCTCCGCCCCCGGCGTGACCCGCGCCATCGTGGCCGGACAAGGAGAGCTGACCAAGAGGCAGCTCCTCCAGGTCTCCTCGCCCGCGAGCGTCGCGGCTGAAGGTGACTGGGGCCGGCGCATCGAGCAGTGGATCGACCAGCGCAACACCGACGACTGGAAGGAACTCCAGCAGTCCGGGGATGAGGCGATCGCAGACGCCGGTTTCACGAAGGTGGACGTGCAGCTCGTCCCGATGGAAGACACGACCATGACCCTCGGCAAGGACTGGGGCCTCGGTGACCGTGTCGCCGTCGTGGTGGACAGCCAAGAACTGCTGTCCAACGTCACCGGCATCGCGATGAAGGCAGGGTCCAACGGCTTCCAGGTCGGCGCCATCCTCGGTGACGCAACCGGGTTCAACCTCGACATCGCGTTGAACAAGCGCCTGTCCAACGCCGAAAAGCGCGTCTCGCACCTGGAGCGCTCGGACGCCGGAACCGGCGGCGCATCAGAAATCATGTCGATCATGGGGGTGTGGTGATGGCTACGCCCATCAGCTTCTTCCGGGGCACGGCCCCGACAACCCTGACGACCGCCTACACCGTCCCCGCGACAGGCACGGCGATCGTCACGAACATCGTCGCGGCGAACCCCGGTACAGCCGTGGGCTCCGTCGTCGTGAAGCTCGGCGGAGTCGAGATCCTCCCGGCGGTCGGCATCGCCGCGAAGGGCGTCCTCACGCTGGAGATCAACCAAGTCATCTCCGAGGACCAAACGATCCAGGTACAAGGCAGCGGCTCGGCGTGCACCCTGCACGTCTGCGGAGTGGAGGTTGTGTAAGTGGGACTGAGCGTATGGCCGGCCCCAGAGGATTCCGGCGTCGTCGGCCCCACTGGAGCAACCGGCCCGAAGGGCGACACGGGAGCAACCGGCGCCAGGGGCGCGACCGGATCGACCGGAGCGAAGGGCGACACCGGCCCGGCCGGCAAGTCCGTCCTCCAAGGCACAGCTGTCCCCGTGGCTTCGCTCGGCGCGGACGGTGACGTCTACCTCCAGAAGACCGAGAACACGTTCCTTGGCGTGACCAGCGCGACAGTGGCCGTCTACGTCAAGGCGGCTGGCGTCTGGGCCAAGGTCGGCACCGACCTGCGCGGCGCGGCCTGGTACGTCAACACGACCTCAACCAGCAGTGGCGAGACGCGGCCCGGCGACATGCTTCTCCGCACGGACACGGGCGACCTCTGGCAGCGGACCGAGTCCGGGTGGGGTACCTCGATCGGGAACCTGAAGGGCGCGACCGGCGCCACGGGCCCGGCCGGACCGCAGGGCCCGAAGGGAGACCCCGGCACCGTCGAGAACGCGGTACCCATCAAGGGCACTGTCGAAGGCGCCAACATCTACCTGAAGGGCGACGGGGTCTCCGCGCCGCTCAACGTCTACGGCAACAACGTGGACGACAAGCGCATAGCCGTCCTGAAGTCCGGCTCGATCTACAGCAACGCGGACGCGAACACCCTCTACACGGTGGGCGTCGGCGACACAGGCACGGACTTCGCGGGCGGCAGCTATGTCCTGGCTATGAAGAACGCCGCGACCCTGCCGAGCACGAACCCCGTGAACGGTGTCGTCGCCTACTCGCAGGGTGGCGTTTTCAAGGTCAAGCAGGCGGACGGCTCGACGGTTGTCCCTGCCGATGCGCTCCCGAAGGCCGGCGGAACCCTGACTGGCGCCACCGATGTAAAGCCCACATCGGGGCACCCTCTCACCGCGTACGGCAGCACGGACCCGGCCACGTTCTTCCGCGTCACGGACGGAGGCCATCCGTACAGCAACAGCCTCCGCTCCACGTTCTACAACATCGGCGTGGGGGACACGAGCGCTCCGTTCGGCGGAGGCGTCCGGGTGCTGGGGATGCAGAACGCCTCTACCGTCCCGACGTCCAACCCGTCCAACGGTGTGGTGGCCTACGCGCAGGGTGGCGTGATGAAGGTCCGCCAGTCGGACGGGCAGATCATCACGGTCGGCTCACCGCCTGACCTGCCCAGCGGATGGGAACCAGAGGATCTCGGCCTCAAGGCGTGGGCCTACGACCCGGCCGTCTCTCACTCGGTGCCGATGTACTGCGGCACCACGCCGCGCCTGGCTGCGGTCAAGCTGAACAAGCGCACGTCGATCTCGAAGATCGTGTGGCACTTCGGCGGCTACGCGGGCGGCTTGACCTCCGGGTCCTGGGCTGCGATCTATAACGCATCCACCCTGGTCCGCGTCGGCAACGCAACCACGATCGAGGCAGGCAACGAACCGGGCGAGCAACACGGCTCAGGCGGCAACGCCTCGGCGACCACGCTGGACGCGGTCGTGACGCTGGACCCCGGCGTCTATTACGTGGTCTGGCGGTTCGCCTACAACACCACCACGGGCGACGGTCCGATGATCCTCGGCATCGAGAACTCGTACGGAGGGCCGGCGAACACCTTCGGCCTGAACAACCTCTGGCGCTACGGCCGGCTGACCACGTCGCCGACGACTTCGCCGTCTCCGCTCTCTGGCATCGCCAACGAAAGCAACCGATTCTGGGTCGCCCTCGCGTGACCTCCCCTCTCTAAGGAGTCTCCCCCCTTGGCCATCACTGGCGGACTCGTACGCGCCTATTACGGCAACGACGAGATGAAGCTCCAGGACTACGTCCACGTGACGATCGATCCGGACATCCCGGAATACCTCCAGGGCTCGCTCAGCCACATCGAGCGGGCGGCTGTCGTCGATGCCGCTCTGGCTGCGGCCGTGGCCGCGCTGCCCGCCGAATTCGGCCTCGCCGTGGCGACTCGGATCGACGAGGTGCCCACCGAGATAGCCCGCCGCTGACGCCGATCGTTCCGCCCCGCAGGCCCCGAGTGACTTGGTCACTGGGGGCCTTTCCTTTTCCCCGGAAGGACCCCTAGTGGCCATCACGTCCTACCCCTTCGACGAGCAGCCCGTCAGCGAAGGTCAGTTCTCTTACCTCTTCCGAGAGCTTCAGTCCACGGGCGTCGCCGATCAGGTCGGCGGTTCCGGCTTCAACACCTACGGCGACAGTTCGGGTATGCGGGTCAAGGTGGCCCCCGGCTTCGCGCTGGTGCGCGGTCACGCGGTGCAGTCCACCGGCACCGAGACGATCACCATCGCTGCGGCCTCGACCAGCGCCCGCATCGACCGCGTGGTCCTGCGCCTGGACCCGGCCGCGAACTCCATCGTCATAGCCGTCGTGCAGGGATCGCCCGGCGGTGGCGCCCCAGCCCTCACTCAGACCGACACCGGAATCTATGAGTTCCCGCTGGCCCAGGTCTCCGTCGCTGTGGGTGCTGCAACGATCTCGGCCTCGGCCGTGACGAGCGAGCGCCGATTCATCGGCAACACCGTGGGCGGCTGGACGAGTACGACCCGGCCCCAGTCACCGCGGATCGGCCGGCTCGGGCTGAACACCTCGACGAACACGTGGGAGTACTGGACGGGCTCGGCCTGGTCCGCGCTCGCCCCGACCGTGACATGGGCCTCGATCTCTGGTCGGCCCAACGAGTTTGCACCCGGCAGCCACACGCATGACTGGGGCGACGTCATCAACAAGCCGACCGCCTTCAACCCCAGCGCCCACAACCACGACTGGGCACAGGTGACGGGCAAGCCGACCACGTACACGCCCAGCTCGCACGGCCACGCCTGGACCGAGATCAGCGGGAAGCCGTCCACGTTCGCGCCGGCCAGCCACTCGCACTCGTGGGCCTCGATCACTTCGAAGCCTTCGACGTTCGCTCCCTCGTCCCACTCCCACTCGGGCTACCTCACGTCGGGCTCGACGATCGCCTGGGCGAACGGCTCGAAGAAGCCTCACTCGAACTCGGCCAGCGGTTCGGGCACCTGGTACGCGGTATGGGTCGAGGGTGACGGAACCTTCTGCCGGAACACCAGCTCGATCCGGTTCAAGGAGAACGTCCGGCCCTTCGACGTCAACGCCGAAGACGTCCTCGCTCTGCGCCCCGTGGTCTACGACCGCAAGGACCAGCTCAAGGAGGACGGCTCGGTCAAGGAGGGCCGCAAGGACGAGGTCGGCCTGATCGCTGAAGAGGTCGAGGCCGCCGGCCTTTCCTGGCTGGTCAACTACTTGGACGACCAAGTCGACGGCCTCCGGTACGACCTCCTAGGCGTCGCCTTGCTTCCGGTCGTGCAGCGCCAGGCCGCCCAGCTCTCGGCCCTGGAGGCCCGTCTCACCGCACTGGAGTCAAAGGCCGCCTGATGATGACGCTCGCACTCGAACCCACTGTTCAGGTCGCCGCCGTCACCGCAGGCGGCACGGTGCTGGTCACCCTGATCGGCATCGCAGCCGAGTTCCTGCGCCGCCAGACCCGCGCCATCAACGAGGTGCGCGAACACACCCAGGAAGCACGCGACCAGGTCGCGAACACGCACTCGACGAACCTGCGAGATGACCTCGACTCCGTGATGTTCCGGATCGATCGCGTCCTTGCCGGCCAGGAGCGCCACGACACCGCCCTCCGTCAGCAGGGCACGGAGATCGCCGGCCTTCGCTCGGACATCGCCCACGAGCGCCGCGAGCGCCTGGCGGTGGCCGAGCGCCTCGACGACCACGTGGCATCCACCAACGCCTGATCCATCCCCTTCCGAAGGCCCTGCCTCCCAGCGAGGCGGGGCCTTCGACGTCCCCTTGGAGGCACACCCGTGACCGCTCACATCTACCCGAAGGCCGACGCCAAGACGCAGTGGTTCCACACCGCGTACCGGGGCGACACGATGCCCCACCCGAACGTGATCGTCCTGCACACCACGGAGGGCAGCTCGTTCCCGTCGTACGGGGGCGGCAGTTCCGCGCCCACCTTCACGATCAAGGGCGGCACCGTCCGTCAGCACTTCTACGCCAACGAGTCCGCTCGGGCCCTGGTGAACGCGGCCGGCGGAGTGCAGACCAACACCCTCAACGCCGTACAGATCGAACTTGTGGGCACGTGCGACAAGGGCGGCCCTGGCCTGTACTGGCCGGGCGCTGACGACGCGGACCTTGCGGCCCTGGCCGAGCTGGTGAAGTGGCTGACGGACACCTACCCGATCCCGGTCGCTTCGACGTCCAAGCCGTGGCTGTCCTACCCGTCGAGCTACGGTTCCGCCCGCGGACAGCGGATGTCCTTCTCCGAGTGGGAGAACTTCAACGGGATCTGTGGTCACCAGCACGTTCCTGAGAACGACCACGGCGACCCCGGCTCCTTCCCGATCAAGCGCCTGATCGAGCTGGTCAAGGGCGCGAAGCCGTCAACCGGCGGTTCGACAGCCCCCTCCAAGCCGGCCGCCTGGGACGGCAAGAGCTTCCCCGGAGCCTCCGCCTTCGTCCTGGGTAAGTCGCACCCGGCCGTCACGGTCCTCGGTCAGCGCCTGGTCGCCCACGGGTACGGCCGGTTCTACTCGGTAGGCCCCGGCCCGACGTTCGGCCAGACCGACAAGAACGCGACGCAGGCGTTCCAGAAGGCGCAGGGCTGGAGCGGGACGGACGCGGACGGCTACCCCGGCTCGTCCACCTGGTCCCGCCTGATGGCTGCGCCGAAGACGGCGGCCAAGACGTACCTGTCCCTGTCCTCGGGCGTGAAGCCCGGCGTGAAGCACGCGCAGGTGAAGAAGCTCCAGACGTTCCTCATCAAGGCCGGGTACGGCCCGATCAAGGGTGCGGTCACCGACTTCTACGGCGCGGAGACGCAGGCCGCGGTGGCTCGCTTCCACAAGAAGAACCCGAAGCTCGCCTCGAAGTCGTACGACCCGGCGATCGGGGCCAAGGGCTTCATCGAGCTTCAGAAGGAGGCCGAGTGAGCCAGCACGCTAAGCCCATGGGGCTGATCCTCCCCCTGCTGCCGAAGCGGGTGCAGCCGTACGCCAAGGCGGCGGTCGCTCTGCTCGGCGCTCTGGCCGGCCTCGCGGTGATGTACGGCATCGAGGAGCCGAGGATCGCGGCGGCCGTCCAGGTGCTCACCGCGCTCGGCGTGTACGTCCAGCCCAACGGAGAGTCCGAGTAACACAGAAGCCCCCACTGACCTCGCGGTCGGTGGGGGCCCTCTCCTCGTCTCAGCCCTTCTCCTTCTGCTTCCGCTTCTGGGCTTCGATCTCCTCCAGTGTCATGATCTTCGGCCCCTTGGCGGGGGTCTTCTTCGCGGTGGTCTTCTTCGCGGTGGTCTGCTTCGCCGGGGTCGTCTTCGCCGGGGTCGTCTTCCTCTGCGCGGTCTTCCTCGCACGCCGGACGGGCACGACCGGGGCCGCCTCGTCCTCTTCCTCCGGGGCGTCGACCTGCGCACCCTTGGCCTTCCGGATCAAATCCTCGATCGGCGCGGCGTGCGTCCCGCAGAGGTCCAGGTCGACGGACGGCTCACCCTCGGGCGTGATGGTGTAGGTCTTCGCCGGGGTCTGCTTATCGAGGTCGCAGGCGGTGATCTTCATCGGGGCTCCGGTGTGATTCTGTGACGAGCGCTACGGCGCGGGTGTGCAGGATTGACAAGGACGCGGCATAATGGGAGTGTAAGTAGTGCAAGATCAAGACCGCCGGTAACACACCAGCGGTAACACGCCGAGGGAAGGACGGGCCGTGGCGGCACGCAAGATCCAGGACAAGGACGAGGTCATCAAGTGGTTCGAGGAGGGCTGGACGTACAAGGAGATGACCGACGAGTACAAGCGTAAGTACGGCATCGACACCGTCTCCTCGATGTGGGGGAACTTCCGGTACCGCGAGGGCCTGGACCGTCGCATCGCACGGGACGACGACCTTATCCCGTGGGCAGTGAAGAAGGAGCACCGTCAGCCGTACCCGATCATCATGTTGCGTGTCGAGGCGCGCAGGCGTGCCGATCTGCCTCTCGACGAGGACAAGACCGCGCGGCTCGAACGCTGGAAGCAGATGCTCGAAGACAACAACTGTGTCGTGCACTACGACCCGGACACAGAGGAAGGGTGGTTCTATGTGCCCCGCGAGGAGGGCGACGACGACATCATCCGCCGCCCGGCACGCAAGACGACCAAGCGCAAGAACGCCGACGAGCACACCGACTACAGCAAGACGGACTACGACAAGTAAGCGCCCCCACCCCTCTGACCTGCGAGACCCCCTTCCCTGAAGGGGGTCTTTTCGTTACCTCCAAGGGCTGATCGTTTACTCCTCACCTACTTCCCGTGGGTTAGATTTTCCTTTAACTTCAGGAGCCGTCGTTGACACCCCCGCTCGGGTGTGCGACACTCCCCCACCTGTTTAGTCATACTTACACACTTGGAGGAGCTGGTAGTGATAGGTGTCCTGGAGAGGGCCGCACTTGTTGCCGATTCCGGCAACATCAGCGTTCACATCGACGCTGACGCGGAGGACTACCACATCCTGGTAAACCCGCTGGCCTACCAGCCGAGCGAGATGAAGAAGCTCCTGAACTTCCTCGGGCAGATCGGCTTGGAGCTGATCGACGAGGATGAGTACGAGCAAGAGTTCGACGAGGACGGAAACGTCCGCTATTACCTCGCCATGTGCGACCCGAAGGCGGCCGAGTGACACTGAATCTGATCGAGATCCCGCAGAAGTCCGAGCACCCCAACCATGCAGTGCCGCGCGACGGTTGGGGCCGACCTCTGGTAGTGCCGAAGGTCGGCGGGAAGCCGAAGGGGCACACCAGGACCACGACGTTCATCGACTGCATCGAAGACAAGTCCAGCCTGGTCGACTGGGGCAAGCGCATGGTCCTGTTCGGCGCCTCGCGCCGGCCGGACCTGGTGGACAAGGCTGCGGGGCTCAGCCCCGAGGATGCGGACGACAAGAAGCAGCTCAACGCCCTTGCCGAGCAGGCAACTGCCGCGTCGGGCGCCAACGACAAGCGCGAGCGGGGAACCTACCTGCACACGCTCTCGGAGCTGGTCGACGCAGGCCAGCCCCTGCCGGCCTCGGCCTCCAAGCAGGACATCGCCGACATGGGCGCGTACCTGATGGAGACGTCGGTCCTGAAGGTGATCTCCGTCGAACAGTTCGTCGTCGTGAACGAGTTGGGCGTGGCCGGCACCTTCGACCGCATGGTCCAGTACGCCGGCCCCGACCCTGACGGGCAGTGGATCGAGGACGAGTTCATCGCGGACCTGAAGACGGGCAGCGTGAAGTACGGCGGCCTGAAGATGGCGGCCCAGCTCGCGGTGTACTCGCGCGGCGAGGTCTACGACCACACCCGCTTCCCGGTGAACGTCGACAGCAAAGCCGAGCTTGCTTCCTTCAAGAAGCGTGTGATAAAAGTGCAGGACGCGGAGGGCGCTTACTCACCTCTGCGGCCGGTCAACCAGAAGTGGGGCATCATCATCCACCTGCCTGCGGGCGAGGGTGAGTGCACGCTGTACTGGGTTGACCTGGAGATCGGATGGAAGGCGGCCCAACTGGCGCTGACCATCCGCGAGATGCGGCTGTTGAGCCGCAAGGCGATGAGGCCCTTCGTCGCGCAGGTCACACAGGACCAGGTCGCCCCAGCCGCCTGAAGATGTGATAGAGTGACAAGATCAGTGGGGCGAGAGAGAGGAATAACCACTCAGTGAGTGAATCGAGCGGGGCCCTTACGGTCACGATCAAATACGGCAAGTCGTATGACGATACCTGGGCCGTCTTCAAGGGTCGGCCGGGCGAGGTCCGCGACGACATCCTGAACTTCTTCGGCATCGAGCGTGATAGTGTGACCGGGTTGACGCTGAGCGACATCGTCACGAACGCCACGAACCTTGCGCACGGCAAGGGCCTGATCGCTACGCAGCTCGGCGGCACGGTCATCCCAGAGGACGCGCCCCCGGCCAAGCCGGCAGGTGGCGACCCGTGGGCCAGTCTCGGCAGTACGCCGCAGGCCGCGAGCGCGACGGCCGTCAGCCCCGAGCAGGACAAGAACGCCTGGATTCTCGGGGAGATCGAGAGGCAGACCAACCGCGCCGACCTGAAGAAGATTTGGGCCAGCAACCAGTCGTTCTTCTCCGAGCAGGCCGTGATGGACGCCTACAAGGCCAAGGGCAAGGCGTTGCCCGCATGAGCAAGGTGACCATCGTCAGCACGGTGACGTACGCGATCGAAGTAGACGTACCCCTCTTCTTCCTGGTCGACGAGAAGCAGTTCGCCGCCTCGCACGCCAAGGAACACGAGCGGTCCTTCCGTGAGGGCCTGCCCACCGGAACCGAGCTGCTGGACGTGAAGGCGACAGCTGTCGTCGTCGCCGGCCGCCCGAAGTAGCAACCACCGCAACACCGAACACCGACACCTTTCACCGAACACAGGAGAACCCCAACAGTGGCACTCACCCTCGTCGATATCCCCGTCCAGGCCGGCGGATGGTTCAAGCCCGCAGACGTCCAGGGCTCCGCGGCCTTCCTCGTCGAAGTCCTCTCCTTCGAGCGCCAGCGCCCCACCCCGAACGGCCCGAAGGACTCGGCCCTCTGCGACGTGACCGTCTTCCGCACGCCGGACCAGCTCGAAGCCGGCACTCCCGAAGTCACCAAGGGCGTGCGCATCGAGCAGACGATCCTTGCCCGCGACCTTCAGACCGTGGTCGGCGGCGCGACGATCGTGACCATCGACCAGATCCCGCCGTCCAAGCCGGGCCAGCGTCCGGCCTGGGTGTGGCGCCCCCTCAACGACGCCGACGCCCGAACCAAGGTCATCGCGTACGCCAACGAGCGAGAGGCCAAGGCGGAGGCGGCTGTCGACGACGCCCCCGACTTCGACTGATCGTGGTGTGTTAGTCGTGCATAAACAAGATCACGAGCCCGAAAGGAGGGCCATGGCAGGCCGTAGCGCCTGCTGGAAGGAGGTCTCCAGTGAGACCCACATGGGACACATGGGCCCTCGGCATCGCCGGGGCCGTAGCGACCCGAGCGGACTGCACGAGGTCCCAGGTCGGGGCTGTACTGCTCAGCCGCAAGCACCGCGTGCTCGGCGTCGGATACAACGGTCTGCCCGCCGGCATCCCCGGATGCGCGAGCGCAGGCAACTGCCCGCGAGGCCAGCTCTCCACCGAGGAGTGCGCCCGCGACACCGATTACTTCAACTGCTCGGCCACACACGCCGAGAGGAACACGATCGAGAACGCCATCGAACAGGGCGTCGATCCCTCCGAGTTCCCCACCGCCACGTTGTACGTGACCCGCAAGCCGTGTCCGGCCTGCTCAACGCTCATCGCCTCCGCCGGTATCCGGCGGGTCGTCGTCCTCGGAGAGGAGGACACCCCGTGCTCACCCCTGGTAGGTCTCTGGCGCTCCATGCAGAGTCGGGCAAGGAACTCCCTCGCGTAGAGGCGTTCGAGGATCTCTACGCCGCTGGCGTCCGGCCTCGTCACGGCGAAGTCGTGATGGTGGCCGGCCGAAGCGGAACCCAGAAGTCGGGGTTCTGTCTCTTCTGGGTGGCCCAGATGAACTTGCCGACCCTCTATTTCTCGGCGGACATGTCGGCGTTCACCGCCTCGTCCCGGCTCGCTTCGATGGCGACCCGCGACACCGCGGAGATGGTCGAGGCTGGGATGGCCGAAGGCGGGAAGTACCGCCAGGCGTACATCGACGCGCTGGCCAGCTCGAACATCACGTTCAGCTTCGGCAGTCCGATCACGTGGAAGCAGATCGACGAGGAGATCGAGGCGTACGTCGAGCTGTGGGACGCATATCCGCAAGTCGTTTGCTTTGACAACTTGATGGATTTCGAGGGCGCCGAGTCGGACTACACCGAGCAGATGGCGGTGATGCAGGGCGCAACCGAGCTGGCCCGCGACACGGGCGCCACGGTCATCCTGCTGCACCACGCGAGCGATAAGGCATGGGAGGCGAAGTCGTCTCCCTGGAACCCGCCGAGCCGTGACCAGATCAAGGGCGGGCTGAGCGAGAAGCCCGAGCTGTCCCTGTCGGTGGCGCTCGACCCTACGTCGATGGCGTACCACGTGGCTTGCGTGAAGCAAAGGATGGGCCCCTGCGATCCGACCGCGCAGCGCTACACCACGATGATCTGCGAGCCCGAGTTCACGCGTTTCAGGCGGGCGGAGAAGCACGCGATCATCAGGGCCCCGAAGCCCGCAGACGACTGGAGCCCGACGAAGGTCTTGCTCGGTTCATAAAGAAGGAGTGTGATAGAGTGACTGACCTCTCGGCGAGGAACCGCCGCAACAAGCGCAAGGGCTCGCAGTGGGAGACGGACCTCCGCGAGGGCCTGCGCGGGCTGGGCTTCGATGTCGAGTCCCTACGGCTGGCCGGTACCGAGGACGAGGGCGACATGGTCGTCCGGCTTAACGGTGGATACCTGGTCATCGAAGCGAAGAACGCGAAGTTCGAGCCGGCCACCTTCGTCCGGGAGGCCAAGGTCGAGCGGCTCAACTTCGCCAAGCACCGCGGCCTCGACCCCGAGCTGGTCACCTCGCTCGCCGTCGTGAAGGCGCGGGGCAAGAACTGGCGACAGGCATACGTCCTGACCACGCTTGAGGACTACCTCGGGCTGGACGCCCAGTGATCCGGTTCATGGGCACCGACCCAGAGACAGCCGAGCGGGCCTTCGACGAGGCAGAGGCGTTCTTCGCCTACATCGAGGACCCCGACGCGGACCTGACCACGACGCTCGCCGTAGAGGAGATGTACGAGGTGTCGGCGTGAGGTACAGGCGCGTCGGAGACCACGACGAGCAGGGCGAGGAAGCCAAGCCCACGCTCGAAGCCGTGATGAACCACTTCGAGGTCGACTTCAACTCGGAGCGCAACACAGGGATGGCCAAGTGCCCCCTCCACGACGACAACACTCCATCGATGTCCTACAAGCTCGACGAGGGCCTGTGGAAGTGCCACTCGTGCGGAGAAGGCGGCGATAGCTACTCGATGATCATGCTGAAGGAGGAGACAGATTTCCCAGGAGCACGAGCCCTTGCGACCTCTCTCGGTCTCCCAGAGGGAGACTCTGGAAGAGGCGACCAGGGCGTACGAAGGAGCGCTTACGGCGGAGGTCGCTCAGTATCTCCACGCAAGGGGTCTGGGTCGGGAGGAAGCAACTTCCGCCCGGCTTGGCGTCGTCGCTGACCCTTTCCCCGGACACGCGAAGTACAGGGGGATGCTGGCCATCCCCTATCTGGACCGCAACGGGAAGCCGCTGACCATCCGGTTCCGGTGCCTCCAGGAGCACAACCATCGCGATTTCTTCCACGGCAAATACAACACGATCAAGGACGACATCCCGCGCATGTACGGGATCGACTCCATCCACCAGGCCGAGGACGAGATCCACGTAACCGAAGGCGAGCTGGACCGGGCCATCCTGCGCAAGCTCGGCCTGTACGCCGTGGCCGCGCCCGGCGCGAACATGTGGGCCGGCCGTCACCGCCGGATGCTCGCCGGGTTCTCGAAGGTCTGGGTCTGGGGTGATCCGGACGAGGCCGGCGCGGAGTTCTCCGCGAAGATCTGCCGCCAGCTCCGCACCGCGAAGGCCGTACGGATGCGCGACGGCGACGTGACGGAGACCTACCTCCAGGGCGGAGCGGACTCCATCTTCAACCTCTACCGAAAGGACTTCGAGACCGCAGCATGAGCGAGACCGCCACCGCGAAGAAGACCACCCGCAAGCCCGATCCGATGGCCCGCGTCCTCAACGACGTACGGGCGGCCGTGAAGAACCTCGGTGAGTACCCGGCGAGGCCCGGCACGGATGACAGGCGCCGCCAGCATGACGGCCGTGCCTCGGCCTGGGGCAAGGAGTACGGCCGCCAGGGCACCTTCGAGGCCCTGCTTCTTTCGTACGCCTTCGAGTCGCTCGCTGCCTACGAGCACGAGCAGCGCGAGGCCCTGGTGCAGCTCGCCGCTATCGCCCTGGCCCAGGTCGAGAAGCTGGACACTGGGAAGGGGATGGCTAGTTGAGCATCACGATTACAGAGATCGGGACGCAGGCGTACGGGTCCGCGGAGGCCGCGTACACCGACTGGACCGTCCTAGAAGAGGAAGGCGTGCAGAGCGTTGCCCGAGCCGTGTCCCGCCAGTTCGGCCGGGACTACGCGCTGACCCTCGAAGAGGCCGACGCCCACCAGGAGGCCCTCGTCATCCTGGCGACGCGGGCCCGGCAGGCCCGGCAGGCACTCACACAGGGGACGGGCGTGCTGCACCGCTGGCTACACCAGAGGCTTCGGGATCAGTTCCTCACCGAGGCCGGGCGGCGTACCGCACTCACCTCCTTCGATGTCCTGGTCGGTGCCTGATGTACCAGCGTGCCGAGGTCGAGCGGGTCCTTCCCTACCTGTTCGATCCGATCGCGGCGTACGGGATCAAGTCCGAGGTCTACGTCGAGGACGGGATGCCGAAGGGGTACTCAGACCCCTCTCACGGCAACTCGGTCTTCGCCTCCCTCTCGGACGTGCGGCGGGCCTGGAAGGAGGCGGATCTCTCGCTCGTCGAGCGCCAGGCCGTCTTCATGCGGTTCGTTCTCGACGACACGTACGAGGACGCGGGCAAGCAGACCGGAAAGCAGAAGTCCGGCGCGAGGAAGGCCGCCGAGAGGGGTGTCGGCAAGGTGACGGCCTGGCTCAACGGTGAGCCCTACGTGGACGGTTACGACTTGATGCCCGAGTCGACCGCAGCGTGAAGTAACGAGGGACCGGGCGGGCCTGATGTGGCCGCCCCCTCTTTGATCAGAGTGTGATAGACGTGCAAAGGAGCCTTACTCAGTGACTGACCTCTTCGACGTTCCGTTCGGACCTTCCGGCCAGATCGTTTACGACCGCACGTACAGCCGGACCCTGGCCGACGGCTCGAAGGAGCAGTGGCCCGACACTGTCCGCCGTGTCGCCAAGGGCAACCTCGCCCTGGTCCACGGTGCCGACATGAGCGGCTGGAGCGCGCCCGTGAAGGCCGAATACGACGACCTGGTCTCCTACATGGACCGGTTCGCGATCATCCCCGCAGGACGCCATCTGTGGGCGACGGGAGTGAAGGGCCGGCAGTACCTCTTCAACTGCCACGTCGCCCCGTGGGGCGAGAAGCTCAGCCGGCACTTCGAGTTCCAGTTCATGCGCCTGATGGAGGGCGGAGGCGTCGGGGCGAACTACAGCTCGCGCTTCCTCGCGCCGTACGGTGCCCCGCACCGTGAACTGAAGGTCCACATCGTGTGTGACCCGATGCACCAGGACTACGAGGAGATGAAGGCCGCGGGGGTCCTCTCCGAGGAGTACAACTCGGACTGGGCCGGGGCCTTCGAGATCGAGGACTCGCGCGAGGGCTGGTCCGACGCCATGGTGGACCTGCTCGACACCTTCATGGACGACCGCCACGTCCAGCACGCCGACCGCGTGTACGACGTCTCGCGCGTCCGCTGCAAGGGCAGCCGCCTGAAGACGTTCGGCGGCACGGCCAGCGGTCCGGGCCCGTTCGCTCGCATGATGCTGGAGATCGCGGCCGTCATGAACAAGGCGTTCGATCCGTTCCTCTTCGGCCACGGCCCGCACCTCTCGCCGACCGACGCCATGGAGATAGCGCACGCCATCGCCGAGTGCGTGGTCTCGGGCGGTGTCCGGCGCTCGGCCCGCATGGCGATCTGCCACTGGGACGACCCGGCGATCGACGACTTTCTGGAGTGCAAGGCGGACGGCTCGAAGCACTGGACCACGAACATCAGCGTCGAGATCGACGACCTGTTCCTGGCCGCCCTCCGGGACGAAGACCACCCCGAGCACGAGAACGCCCGCTTCGTTCACCAGCAGGTCGTTACCGGGATGCTCAAGAACGGAGAGCCCGGCTACTGGAACAGCTCCGCCTCCAACGAGGGCGAGACCGGCACGGTCATCGCGACCAACCCGTGCGGCGAGATCGCGCTGGAGCCCGCCGAAAACTGCAACTTGGGCCACGTGAACCTCGACTACTTCGCCCCCACGGCGAGCGGCGCCAGGCTCGACCGCGTCGGCCTGCAAAGGGCTCACAAGCTGATGACCCGGTTCCTGCTCCGGGCCACCTACGGCGACGTGAACGACGACCAGCAGGCCAGCCTTCTCCTGCGGAACCGACGCATCGGCGTGGGACACCTCGGGGTCCAGGGCTTCCTCGCCAAGCAGGGCATCCGGTACTCCAAAGCCCCGTACAACGAGATCTTCCGGACCCACCTGGCAGACCTGCACGACGCGGTCCGTGAGGAGGCCCGCGAGTACGCCTTCGAGCTTCGGATACCCGAGCCGGTCAAGGTCACCACCGTCGCGCCGACCGGGTCCATCGCCAAGCTGCCGGGCGTCACCGAGGGCATCCACCCGATCTACGCCCGGCACTTCATCCGCCGGGTGCGCTTCTCGATGCCGGACCCGGCGCAGGCCAAGACGGTCCGCGACTTCGAGGCGCAGGGGTACGCGGTCGAGCCGTGCGTGTACGACCAGTCGGGCAACACCTACGTCGTGGCGTTCCCGACGAAGGAGAAGCTCGTCGCCGAGGTCGAGGAACTGGGCTTCGATCCGAAGATCGTCGAGTCCGCCGACGAGCTGTCCCTTCAGGAGATGCTCGCCTTCCAGGCGATGTATCAGGAGTGCTGGGCGGACAACGCCGTCTCCTTCACGGTGAACTTCCCCGAAGGCAAGTACCAGGTCCACGAGGCGATGGACACCATCGAGTCGTGGCTTCCGTCGCTGAAGGGCACGACCCTGATGCCGGACGGTACCCGCCCGCAGAGCCCGTACGAGCGGATCACCGAGGAAGAGTTCGACTCCTACGAGCTGACCTCGATCGAGGACTCGACGGACGAGGACTGTGCGTCGGGAGCCTGTCCCATCCGGTAGTCATCTCGTCGGTGCCCCCTGCTGCGGGCTTACGGGGGGCGCCGGCTGATCGTCCGCGAAGTGGAACATGCCGATGATCACCAGACCGAGCCCGCAGATAAGGCCGAACGCTCCGCCCCCGGCCGAAACGCTTCCCAGCACTGATGCGCCAAGCGCAGAGGCCGAGAAGGCGCAGATGATCCCGACGAGGATGGAGAACATGACGTCGGCGAGGATCGCAGACGCCTTCTTCTGGTTGGCAGTCACCGTGCTTCTTCCTCCGTTAGATCAGGGAGGTGGCCGGTGAACCTGCGGATCAACAGACTCGACCTAAGCCACCGGTTGGTGGTTGAGGACTCACGACCTGGCGGGAGTCGAGAAATCCTCGGGTCGAGCCTTGTTGGCAACCTTCAACAAGCTCGGGCGTGGCGGGTTGTACGGCCCCCGCTCAGAGGGGGGCCAGTCAAACCTTTGGGCGCACCAGGCGGTTGCTTACCAAGTGCACCGAAACCCCCACAACTGTGCGGGGGTTCTTTCTCCATCCAAGCTAGCACAGGACGACGAACGGAAGCCTGCGCGTTTTTTAGCTGGCATGACGAAAGCCCCCTGACCCAGGTCAGGGGGCTTTCGTGGGCGCATAGGCCGGTCTACGCGACCCCGTACGGGCAGGTGGGGAAGCCCTCGCGCGGGCAGGCGATCAGGGCCCGTGAGACGTACTGCTGTCCCTTCGAGTAGTACCCGTAGACCACATCGTTGCCGGCCGTCTGGTTGAGCGTGTTCCGCGAGTGCTGGAGGCGGTCCACGAGAGGGAAGGACGCCTCATCGAGGTGCGGGTTCTGCGACAGCTCGCCTTCGAGCCAGGACACCGCCTTCTCGACGTCATGGAACGTGTCGATGACCTGGGCGGCAGGCCGGGTCAGCCAGTTCTTGACCTCGATAGGGGGATAGTTCGAAGGGACCTCCCCGCGCCGAATCAAGCCGTCCCCGTAGGACCGGCCGGTGTACGAGTAGGCGTGCCAGTGTTGCTTCACTGCGGCAGGGTAGCCGGGCCGAGACCCGCCTTCAGGCGACACTGACAGCCGCCTTCCGCGCGAGTTCGGCCACTTCTTCGGACGGCTGAAGCAGCAGGGCGCCGACGAGGTACTTACGCGTCCACTCGATGGCCGGCCCAGGGTCGGACAACAGTGCGGCCGGGGTGATCTCGGCGCGTAAGGCAGGGTCCACGAGAGCCTGGGCCAGGATCTCCTCAGCGATGCGTTCGGCCAACCAGTGGAAGGTGCGCTCCTTCAGGGCGAACGTCAGGTGAAGCGACGTCTCGTCGCCCACGGTGTGGGGCGAGTGGACGTAGCCGCGCGGAAGCCAGAGCACGTCACCGGGCTCCAGGGTGAACGTCTGGGACGGCGGTGTGTTGGCCAGATAGTGGCGCTCATCGTCCGTGAAGCCCCGGCCCAGGAAGTTGCCGTGTTCCTTCATCGGGTTTTCGACGAACGGAGGGTGCAGGGGCCACGCCTTCCGGCCGGCAAGCTGCACGATCAGCGTCACGTAGGGGTCGTAGTGGTACTTCAGGCCCTGCGAGCCCGCCGGGGTCATGTAGGCGTTCACGTGCGCGAGGCAGCCAGTCTCTTCCTGAATCTCGCGCTGGAGGAGACTCAGAGACGGCTTGATCGTCTGGAGCTGCCGGACGGAGATGGTCCCCCCGTCGTCCAGGTGGGCCCGTACCGCGCCGGGGCGCGGCATCTCCCCGTCGATGTAGGTGTACCGCTCCATGACCTTGCCGTCCTTGAGCAGGACGACGTTGCGGGCGGCGAGGCACTCGGCGTCAACCAGGGTGTTGACCTCGTCGATCGTGAGCAGCTTCGCGAGGTCTTGCAGGGGTCTGCGGAAGAGGACCGGCTTGGCGGGCCACTCCTCCAGGATCTTGGGCACGTCGTCGACGAGGTCGGCAAGCGGCATCGGAGGCTCCTTTCGGGGTGAACGAGGAACGGGCCCGCGCCGGGAGGCGCGGGCCCTGCGAGACGTCAGGCCGCCGAGTTCCTCTGGGACAGCCAGCCCTCCGCGAAGTCGGTGATCTCCTTCGCCGACATCCGCAGCTCACGGCCGGCACCCTCCGGCTTGCTGTCGCCGAGGACGTACCCGCCGCCCGCCAGTTCGGCGACCGTGAGGCAGTCCTCCATGTTGCCGTCGTTGTCCGTGCCACCTCCGCAGAAGGAGGCGAACGGACCGGCCACCGGCTTGTCGTACAAGTTGGACATCAGCTTTCCCATCTCTGTTGCGGACAGGGGAGCAGCCCCGATGGGCCGCTCTTGGGCCGTGCACTTGCAACCCGCTTGACCGAGACCGTCACGCAACGGCCGAGCGGGGGCTTTGGGGTTAGGCCGCCTGCGAGTTCGCGTAGGAGTCGGCCATGATCTCGATGAACCGCTCGTCGTGGCGGTCGCGTGCGCCAGTGCGTCGGTAGTTGGACGCGAGCTTCCAGTAGGAGCGGTTCGTCTCGCTCTGCATGAAGGTGTCGGCGATCTGGCGCGCACTGGCGCGGGTGATGAAGCCCAGTCGGAGCATCGCGCTCCACAGGGAAACCCACCTGTTCGCCGTCACCATCTGGGCCCTGCCGTCGACATCCAGGTGGGCGTAAAGGTCCGCGTTGATGATCTCGGTGAAGCGGGCGTCCCCTGCGGTGTCGCGGGCGAGGTCGCTGTGCAGTCGCACGAAGGCCAGATGCTGTGACTCGCGATGCCGTTTCTCGGCGAGTGCGATGTGTGCGGCACCGAGAGCGATGGCGGCGAGTCCGAGGAAGGGCTTCATGGTTCCTCTCAGAGGGGGCGGACGTCTCGCCCCGGTCGCACTCGACCTGTCCAGGGCTTTGGTCGACCGGGGCGAGGTCTTGGAGGCCCGCCCGCCCACGCCGGGGGGACGTAGGCAGGCGGGGGTTGGGGCCCTCGCCGCGGGCCTGAAATCACCGCGACGAGGGTGTTGGGGGTGCCCCTCACCGCGCGTTGTCAGACGCGGTGAGGGGCGGATGTCCCCTCACCGCGTGTGGATGAGCACGGTGTGGAGACGGTGCCCCGCGCTGGACCCTCAGCACAGCGTGGGGCGGGCGGCTCCGCCAGAGGCTCCTTCAAACTCCTGGCGAAGCTGGTCTATGGGGCGTGGTGCCGGTGAGGCGGGGTTCCGCGTCAGTACTGGTATCCGCGCCCGCCCGAGGGCTGGGGCGGAGGGTCGCCGCTCTTGTCGTCGTCCTCGTCGTCTCCGCCGATGCGGAGCGCTGCGAGCAGTTCGGGGTTCATCGTTGGCCCTTCGTTTCGCCTATTCGTGACGACCCATCCGGCCGCCGACCGCCGATTTTTGGAGACGGCCGGATGGGCGTGGACTGGTCCGTCCCGCGCGGGAAAGGGGGGTGCCAGGGCGGTTGGCCTCCGCGCAGGACGGACCGGCTCAGGGGTTCGCGGTCAAGTAGGCCGCGAGGAGGACGAAGCCGACCGAGGCTCCGATGGTGAGGGCTAAGAGAGCGCCGGCATACCGACCGATGGCGCGCTTCACGAACTCGGCCCAGGGGCATCAGCCATGAAGGTCCGCCACGGGCGGGTGATCGACTCGCGGTAGGTGTGGTGGCTCGGGTTCTGTCCGGAGTGGGCGAGCGCCCACTCCTGCGGCTCATCCCAGGAGGTCGAGCGATCTGACTTCTCGGAGCACACCACGCACTGAAACTGATGAGTCACCGGCTCGGCATCCGGCTCGCGGTCCGGGAGGATGGTCCACTTGATGTGGCGGACCAGGGAGCGGATGCTCATGACGGCATCCTGTGCCTGGACCAGTAGTTGCGCACGGCGACCCGCGTGCCGCGCTCCTCGCTCGGCGAGAGGTCAGCCAGGAGGTCGGGGTCGACCTCCCAGTAGTCCTCACCGTGCAAGGCGTGCAAGCGGTACGGGCCTTCCGGTCCTCGCTTCACGATGCCGACTCGGCCGGTCTCTGTATCCCTCATGACCGAGCCGATCTCGATACGGGGCTCGGCTTGCTGGTTGCTCGCCATGACTACGAAGCTACGAGGGGTAACCGAGAGAGGCCAGGAGTGCAGCGATGCACTTCCGGCGACTGGGCGTCAGAAGTGCATCGCTGGTGTGTAGTTAGGCGAAAACGCCCAGGTGAGCGCCTACCTCGCGCATCTCGGTGGTGAGGGTGCGGCGCTTCTTCGTGATCTCCTCGAAGGTGATCGCGGCGGACGACTGGTGACGAAACCACTCGGGCGCGATCTCGTCGAGGTGCGACAGCTCCTCCATGGCAGCCGTAGCGTCGCCGGTACGCACCATGGCGCGAGCGAGGTCGAGACGGTAGCGGTTGCCGTCGTTGGTGCTCGGCCCGCCGAGCTGCTTCCAGTGCTTTTCCTGGAGGGTGGCGTCCTCCTTGGACTTCCGGATCACAGAGCGAGCGTCGCCCTCGATCATGTAGTCCTCCAGCTCCTTCATGGCAGCCGTGACCGGACCGAACATCGACCAGTGGCGCAGCAGGTTCTTATGCGTCTTGCCTACCGCCCTCGCGGCGGTGCCGGCTGCCTTACGCAGGGCCTTCGCTTCCTTCGGGCGGTTGTTCCGAGCCGCCGCAGCCGCCGCTTCCATCGCCAGTCCGCCCCACGTCGAGTACTCGTCAGGGGTGGCTCCCATGATCTTCGGCTCGACGATGTCCATCGTCGCGACCGCGATGTCCTCGGCCTCATCGAACCGCTCGGTCCGTACGAGCAACCAGCACATCCCGCCGACCCCGGACGCTGCCACGAGGTTGTTGCCGGCCGCCTTGGCGTCCTCGATAGCGCCCCTGGCTGCCACGTGAGCGAGGTCGAACTGTCTGATCTGTGTCAGGTACCGCCCGACCAAGTTCAAGGCCCGTGAGCGCTCGGTCAGGGCGTGTGCGCGCCGCTCGCCAGAGTCGTAGTAGGCCACGGCATCGTTCGCCGCCCTGATGAGCGTGGGGAGGTCTGCGGCGATGCTCTGATAGGTGTCGCCGAAGTACAGAACCGAGTTGTCGTACGTCATGCGGCGCAGGCGGCGCAGGTCCGGTTCGTCGCCCGCCGGGGCAGAGGGCGGGCCGAGCGTGAGCGCAGGCGTGAGCGCGATTCGCAGCTCGCGCAGGTTCTGACTGTTGGGATCGTCATGCTTGACCGGCTGCGGAGGGCCGGCGGCCATCAGATCTGAGGTCTTCACCTTGAGGACGCGGGCGAGCGTATGGAGGGTCTCCATACGGACGCCGCCATGGCCCTGTTCGATCTTCCGGATCGGCCCGACCGACATGTTCGCGCGATGTGCAAGCTGTTCCTGGCTCAGCCCCGCAGCGCGGCGGTATTTCCGTAGGTTGTCTGCGAGTTCGTCAGACAT